TTATGCACCTAACTGGCTCAGTTCTGCGTGGAAACCAACACCGTAGGCCACGAGCGCGATTGCTGCCCACAGACCGATTGAGACGAGGAACGCTGGCCGGAAGCGCCTGACGGGGACGGCGTTCGCCTCCTCAGTCTCCCTCAGCTTTTTCGTGAGATCGTTTTGGCTCCGCACCCGTCTGATGGCGATGTCGATGTCAGCGGGGTCGAGGTTCTGGATGACCTGAAGATCCACCGAGCTGATCAGCACCTTGTGGTCGACGGCTGCCTCGCACATCGTTCTGATCTCTGAAGCCTTCCTCAAACGCGGCCGCAATGGATCGCCCATGGTAACCGCCAGGAGACCGCGGCCGCCGATCAAGCGCCATTCTTCGGTGGCTTTGTCGTAGTCGGATTTGTGTTTGCCGAAGGCGAAAAGGAACGGGTCGATCTTCGACAGCAGATCATAGGTCGAAACCCATGCCATGGCGGACAATGCAGCGGTGCCGGTCATGCTGCACCGCCCTTCAGGCGCTTCACCTTGTCGATGATGATGCGCGGGTAGCGCTGCTTGAAAATGTCCCGGGCCTCCTTCGGGTCTTTGGCGTTGATGTCGATGTGCCCGCCGCCGTCGTAATGGACGCGGAACAGGGTCGATTCCTCAGTCTGAGATTTCATTTCGGTTCTCCGGGTTTCGCATTTTTGCGGTTTTGGAAGGGACGGGAGGGCCACTTGCTCTTGCTTGGTGGTGGCTCTTCGCCCTTGTCCTTCGCCAACAAGCGGCGACGGAAGTTCTCCTCTGAGTCAGAGACTCGATGCATTTTTGCGATTTTGCCGACGTCGCCGTCAGCGGTAGTGATCCGTTTCTCCCCGCCGCGCCCGAAGGTCTTTTCCTTGTGCTCGGCGAGAAGCAGCATATCGATGTGGTCCGGGTCGTTAGCTGGCGGGACCGTGTCACCTGTGTGTGGGTTGATGGGCCGGAGCGCGAGTGCCGGGTTGTGGTCGAACTGAACGTCGGCGACGCTCAGTCCGAACCTTCTCAAGGCAGCTATGAGTTTGACGCGGTCCGGTATCGCTTTGCGCTTTACCTTCTCTCGCATCTACCTCAGAGCCGCCCGCCTCCGTTCTGGTAATTATTGAGGAGGCTGGCGATGGTCTCCGCCTTGCTCGGGTCAACCATGTGGCAGACCACGCCCTCTTCGTTACCCTCCAAGATATGCCGATCGGTGACGTGGGACTCGACCACATAGGTCTGGTCTTCATCGGAGAGGCTGATAGTAATCGTCTTATAGCGAGCCTCCATGGTTAAGCCTCCACGACACGGGTGAGGGGCGCCGGGTCATGTTCGGACTCGAGCGGCTTCAGCTTGCGTGTCAGGTGAACCGCCTTGAGGGAAGCGAAGCTGCCGGCCTCGTCTCGGACCCACACCATTTCGTCGTGGACCGCGAGCACCGTGACCTTCTCGAGTTCCTTCCCGTCGATGCCAGCGGGGCGCCACGCCTCATCACCAACCGCGAAGAACGGGCGGACCAGTTGGATATCGTCGGCAGTTACCGTAAAGCCCTGGTATTGCACGTCGACGAAGACGCTTTCTGGCTTTGACTGATCGTACTTCACGACACCTGGCACCAGGACCAGGTCACCTTTGCGAAATTGCTGTTGCATAATCGCCTCCTCAAGCGAACGGTGTGCCGGCCAAGCCGCGCGATTGGTTGAGCCAGTGACGGGCGGTGTGCTTGGCCTCCGCATCGATGTGTGCCGCCTTGTTGACGCACCAATCGAGAAAGCCGAAGTCCATCTCCTCCCACTTTTTCCCGTAGTTCTGGCCGAACCTGACGGTGAGCTGCAGAACCGGAGCGCCGGTTAGCTCGATCAGCTTTTGCGGATGCTTCATCAGCACTTGCCGCGCGAGTATATGCGCCGTCACGTAGCAGTCTGGCCCGGCACGGTGCGGGGGGAGCGTCAGCTCGGACCACGCAAAGTCCTCCTCGAGGTTGAGGTAGTACCGGAGGGCTTGGTTGGAAAAGCTGGGCGCGTCAGGCCACAAGTGCTTGGCGCACTTCATTGTGCAAATCCAGGGGAAGGCCCCGCCGGCAAAGAACGACCGCTCGAACTCTGCATGGTGAGCGCAGAAGATGTCGCCGGGCTCCATGCCGCCCATCAGGATCATGCAAGCCTTGCCAGGGTCGATCGCGCCGGCCACCATGTCATCGCTGATATGATGAACTGCCCGAGCTTCGGGCGGGATCGCGATTCCGGGATTGACGAGCATGGTCGTCGGGCGGGAAACGATCCCTGCCTCATCGACGTCGCAAAACGCGGCCTCGACGATGCCCACGGCCTTTCCTCTTTGGCGATCTTCCGGCGTCCCGGTAGTTTCGAAGTCAACCACGCGCAATTTCATGGCCTCACCTCCACTGCCGGAGCATCGGCCATTACTGCGGCCTGCAACTGCTCCTTCGCAGCCTGGAGGTCGTCGAGGGCCCATTTCGCGAGGCCTTTCAGGAGCGTCTCGCCCGGGAAGTGCTCCCGCGCCAGGGCCTCGATGGCTTCCTTCATGGTGTAGTCACCGTGGTCGACGTGGATCGACATACGGTACCGGCCGCCTTCTTTTTCGAACCGGTGCACCGCATCAAGGACGCGCTCCTGTCGCGCGACCTTCTCGGTGAGTTGGAATATCTCTTCTGTGTATTTTCTCACGATTAATCCTCTGCCGTTTCACTCCCCAGCATTCGCGCTGAGGTTTACGGAGCCCCGTGCAAGGGCTCCGATTTCAATTCAGGGTTAGGGGTATTTGCCGACATTTAACTTTTCGACATCGAGCAGGGACTTGATTTTGTGGACGAACATAGCGTGTTCGCCGGCCCAAGCTTCTTCCTTCACCTGTTGCTGGATCGCGTAATCGGACATGTCGATGCAGGCTTTGAGCAGCGGGTGCGTGTAGTCGGGAGTTGCTTCCTTCCAATCGACCGCCGACTTCTTGAGCACACCGCGCCGGCCGGGAGGATCGAGATCCGGGAGCAGGGCAACGCCGAGCAGCTTCTCAACCGCTTCGACGACCTTCGCCTTGTCGGCGGGGAAAACATCGACGTCGGGGACTGCTGGTGGCGCCAAGTCCTTCTTGGTCTCGGTCTTGGTCTGCTGATTGTTCCCTGCGTCTTTGTTCTCTGGCTGCCGCTCCTGCTTTCGCGAAGCCTTCCCGTCGCCGGTGTTGTTGTTCCGCTGCTGGCGCGGCTCATGCTGGCGGTCCGCAGGTTGCGTTTCCCGCGGCTGCTGCATCGGGGTCTGCTTCTTGTGCTCCAGCGCCGGTGTGGCGTTGCCTTCGAGGACTTCGCCGGTGAACGGGTTGGTCCGCTCGACCACGCGGTTCGGTGTGAAGTCGAAGAGCTCGTCCTGGCGCTCGAGAAGTGCCCGGATCTTGTCGTTGTTGACCGAAATGTATTTGGCGCCGCGCCGGAGCACGGCCTTCTTGTACATTTCGTTCGTCCAATTCTTCCAAGCCGGGCTGTCGGGCGCTTTCGACGCCCTGCGCACTCTCTCGAAGTCCTCGAGGGACATCTTCTCGAGGTGCATCACCCGGTTCTGCTCGTCCCGGAACACGACATAGCCACCAACAACCGGCCCACGGGCTTCCGCCGTGGCAAAGGGATTGGACTTGTGGGAGAGCGAGTCGGGATCAGCCTCGTCCAGAACGAACTCGTCGTTCTTGTGAACCAGATTGCAGATGATGTTGAAGACGCCGCCAAGCTCCTTCATCCGCTTGATCATGCCCTGCACCATAGGTTGGTACTGGAGCTCCCCCTTGTAGGGGATCATGGCGGCTTCCTTATTGTCCGGCACAAGGCCGTCGGCCGCGCACTTTGAGATCTCGCGCTTGATGCTGTTCTCGGAGCATTTGAGAATGTCCGGGTTCTGCTGCACGGCAATCATAAAGACCGAGCGAAGGCGATCGAAGCTCTTGCCGCTCTCGATAATAAGTGGCTCGAGCTCGACGCGCAGGCCGTCGATCAGGCGGCCGGCATCAGCGGTTATTAGGCTGTTCATACTGGATTCCTCGATTGTAGGTGGGCATGACCGAAAAATTCAGGCGAAGCGGGGTCTTCGGGGGAGGCGTCCAAAGCTGGCCCGGGCCGAACTCGTTCATGTATGCGTGGTAGGTTGCGATCGCGTCGGCCACGATGTTCTTCGCGTGGTCGAACATGCGGTCTTCCGTGTCGATCGACAGGGTGACGGGGATCATGCCGGAGTCGCGGCGGACCATGACCCAAACCCAATCGACGCCGTCTCCACCGAGGAAGTCCTTGATGAACCCGTCGGTCGGAGCGTCACCGTAGACAGCGCCGTATGCGAGGAGCTTCTTCGCTTCCGTGAAGACCTGCATGTAAGCCGCGACCTGGACGTCGTAGCACATGTCGTAGACCTTCCGGATCGCCGCTTCCTCATGGCTGCCACCCTTGAAGGTGGTGAAGGACTTGAGGTCGACGATGAGCGATTTTACCCGGTTGCCGATGGGCGGGATCGCGTAGTCGAAGCGAGCCTTGCGACGGAGCCCGTCGATGGTGACGATGATCGAGAGCTCCGGCGCACCGTTGATGAGCGACCCGGCAACCATCACGGAGGCAAGCGTGGGATCGCGCGCCATGTTGCAGACCGCGTCCTCGATCTCCTGCACCTGCCGATCGGACAGGTCTTCGTGGTCCGGGTGCTCGAAGTGCCATCGGGCAAGGATTTCGTCGAAGAACGGCGGGCAATCATCCAGTTCGCGAGCGCGGGCCATGAGCTCCGGCTTATTGCCGGTGAGCTTCTGGCCGTTCTGGCGGAGGAAGTCCTTGATCTGGTCGGTGTTGTTGAGCGCGTGCGGATAATCGCCCGGTACCGGCGGGTTGGCATACCGCTCTTCGAACGCTGTCTTGCCTTCCAGCACTCGGCAATGCCAGGCGCGGCCCCAGGTCAGATATTCGGGGGTGACATCCTTGCGCGGGCGGAGGCGATCGTACTGCCATTTGCAGGGATCTTTCGCCAACGCCATGAACGAGGTGGAGCCGATCGCCGTGTCGGTGTGGTAGATCTCCTCCGGCAGGCCGAAGTAAATGCCGTCTGGCAGCTGGTAGCGGCCCTCAGCGTCTGGCTTGAAATCGAGATAGGTTTTCACTGCTGAACCTCGTCAAAATCGGGGATGACGACGTCGGGGAGCGCGCCGTCGATCATGTCGGCCAGCGCGCGCAGGGTGCGCGCCGACTTCTCGGCTTCAATGTGATGGCTGCTGACGCGGGCGTGAAAGTCATACGCGGCGTCAACTCTGAAGGACGTGCCGACCTTGATCTGCCTCCCGCCGTTGAGCTTTTCGAACTCCTTACTCCAGGTCGTCGAAAACCCTGCGGCCTTGGCGATTTCATCCTCGTCCATCTCGACGAGGAACTTTCGATCGGTGATTGCTGCCATGATCTTCATGCGTCACCGCCTTTCCGGAGGAGGCTCACGCCGTCGGCGAAGCGCGCGTCCCACATCGACCGGAAGTCGGTATCGGGGCTCAAAGTACCGGCGGAGATCGCCTCGAGGAGCGCGACGACTCGGGTTTCGGCAGCCTCGTCGGTCTCCGCCCAGAACTGGTAGCCGTGATTGGCCGGCTCCAGCCGGTGCATAGGGGGCTCAACCGAGTGGTCCGGATCGAGCGCGAACACCAGGAGCTCGTGCGTCATTCCCTCCTTGTAGAGGGTGGGAGCCGGCTGGCCCGGGAGCTCGGTGGTGAGGTCGTATAGGAACACGACATAGCAATCCCAAAGAGGGTGCGCCCAAGCCGCCTCGACGATCCACGTCTTGTTGAATGCGTCGGTGACCGGCGCTGCGGGAATATGTTCGCGGAATGTCATTCGGCTGCCTCCAGCTGGGCGCCGGCAACGCGACCGTCCTCGATGACGATCGCGGTCTCGCGCGGCGACTGCACGGACTCGAGCCAGATCTGCATGTCGTGCTCTTCCGCGTAGGTGGAGAGCAGCTTCATGGAATCGGTATCGAGCAGCGAGCCGTCACGCACGCGGATGACGCGCAGCTTCGGGTTCATGGCGCCGGCAACAGCGACCGACACGCGGAGCTGCTCGGCGTCGCTCGCCTGGTCGAAAGGCTGGCCGTTAACGAGGATGGCATCATCGGTGAGCTCAAGGCCGCCGACCGGGAGCTCGGCTCGCCTGACGGCGCTGGAAGCTGCTTCCTTGCGGTCGTCGATGGTCTTGGTGTAGGCGGCGCTCTTCTCCTCGGCCGCCTTCAGTTCGCTCTGCAGCGTTGCGCGCTGTTGCTTGCGATCGACGTAGCGGTTGGTCTCTTCCGCCTTGGTGATCTGCTGGCGGATGCTCTCGATGTCGAGCTTCTCGCCGCTAGTGTCGATGCCGTCGGCCTCGTCCCGCAGTTCCTCGATCGCCAGTTCGTCGGCGATGATGGCTGCCTGCAGAGTTTTGATCTGCTGCTTGCGGTCGGCAATGACCGCCTCGATAGACCCGATGCGCTGGTCGATGTTCACCCGCTTGGTTCTGGCGGCATCGATCTTGCTGTTGTGGTCCATTGCGCTGGACAGTTCGCCCATCAGGGATTCAGCACTGATGCGCTGGTCGGGAGTGTCCTCCGGCACGATGATGGCCTCGATGCGGGCCTTCAGATCGCGAACGGTGCGGTTAACTTCGGTCCGTGCCTCGAAGTCCGCCTTGTTCTTGGTGTCGGCGTCCGCGAAGTCATAGTCCTTCACCAGGGCTCGCAACGCCACGACCTGATCCTGTGGCTTCATGCGAGCGAAGGCGAGGGGGTCGAAGGTGAGGTCGCCGATGAAGGTCTCGAGCAGCTTGACCGGGCTGTCGGCCTTGAAGCCATCCTTATTCTTCACCGTGAGGGCGATGGTGACGTCGCCGTCAGGCTTCCGCTTGAAGGTCTTGGTGACGATGTAGTCGCCGAGGTCAAGCTCGACAAAGCCCTTCTCGGCGCCTTCACGGATTGGGCTGGACTGCACCACCTTGTTGGAGTCGAGCGCCCACCAGATGGCATCCAGGATGGACGTCTTGCCCTGGCCGTTCTTGCCCGTGATCTCAACAAGATTGCCATCTGGTCGGATGTCGACGGCAACCAGCCGCTTAATATTTTCTGCCTGCAATGAAACGATCTTCACGACTTAATCCTCAGTTGGATGATCTTCTGCTCTTGCTTCCGCGATGAAATTTTCGCGGACTTTCTCTGGCAATCGCCGCCATCGGCGGACGCATGCCTGCTCCGGGGTCTCCGGGATCTGTTTGCCGTTGAGATTGAGCACCAGGCAGGAGCCAACCCCGAAGGCGATGAAGCGTCGGTAGATTTCGAAGGCTCGCGCCTCAATCAGTTCGTCGTCGATCAAAGATCCACCCCATGCGCTCGTGCGAGGCACTGAACGCGGGATGATTCGATGAGCTCTTTCTGCTCGACGGACAGCTGTTCGCCGCGGTGCCATGCCTTAATGGCCTCAACCGTGGCGGAGCGAGCGTCGGTGGCTTTCGCCAATGCAGATTGTATCGAGTGATTCATGGGAGCCGCGAAACTGCCGTTATCTACGTATCGAATGACGCAGATAATACGCAACGTATTGGGTCTGTCAACGGTGCTCCAAATTTATTCGTAACGTATTGACTGACGGCGCGGGCGGGGAGCATAAAAGAGAAAGCCCCGCACCTCTTTGCAGGAGGTCGGGGCTGAGACTGGAAGGCAAATTCGTTTCGCGGCGAAGATCTCCAGTAGCGCTGAATATACATACGTAACGTATTATTTCAAGCTACTCGACCTCGCCTTGTTCCAAATCCTGTCCAGTCTGCATCATGTGAATGACGCGGACCGGTTCGCCCATGATGTAGATACCGAGCAAGAACGGGATTTGATCTGGCTCAAGGGGTTTCTGGCGGCGAAAGCTGGCAGCCTGCCCTGATCAACGGAGACGTCTCCGAAAAAGAGGCTGATATGGTGGGGCGGACGAACACGCTGCCATCTGTGGGATAAGCGGTGGTCGGCTCGGTCGGGCAGATACTCCTTCCACTCCAGGGAACACGCTTCTAGTCGGAGCGTGGTTCTTGGTTTGTGGGCATCACAGTGATCTCTCAATCGAGCAGGGAAAGAAAATCAAGACTCCAGTGAAGGGTAGAGAGGGTATTGATAGACCTCGAGGAGTTCTTGAATTTACGCTTATTGGTTGTCTCAAGCGGGAAATTTAGAAAAACGCAGAGCCCGAAAATCAGATCGATCGGCCGAACCACATGACCCGGCCGGCAATGTTGAGCAGATCCACTTCGCCAGAGGTAACTTCTTCCGCCGGGTACTTAGGGTTGTCGCTGATCAGCTGAAGAGACCCGTTCATCCTTCCGTGGATTCGCTTCACCAGGACCATATCCCCATAGATCACCACATAGATGGCGTTGTCCTTCACCCGGTTTATCGAGGTGTCGACGAGCAAGACGTCACCGTCTCGAATCGTCTCCTCCATGCTATCGCCGCGGGCGCTGAGGATGCGAGCGGCCGACGGATTGACGCCTTTCGCGCGCAGCCAGTGAGATTGGAACGCGAGATATTCTAACGGATCTTCGCCATAGGGAACCAACCCGTTCCCCGCTGATGCCTGGACATCAAGACGCGGGATCAACGCGAATTCCTGGGAGCCTCCGCCTTCCGTCTGGAAATAGAAGACGTCGCCGTCGGCTTTTCCTTTAACGAGCGCCGTCACCTCGGACTCGGCGCCAATCGAAGTCACTTTATACGCGCCGTCGGGAGTGCCGAACATCAACCATGCGGGGTCTACATTAAAGTGCTCCGCGTATTTGATCGCAGCCAAGCGGTCGAATTCCCGCGTGCCGTTTTCATGCGCTGTGTAGGTAACGATCTTCGTATTGATCCTGCGAGCAGCATCAGATGCCGTTTTATCACCTGCTTTTGCCCGGGCAAAACGTAACCGAGCGTGCGGAGTATCCAACTTCATGCTCTCTGAAACTCCTCTTTTGTGTGGCTTCATACGTTACGTATTGACCGAATAAAAATGCGTTCCGTATATATTACCTCAAATTGGAGACGTAAAGCCAGATGGAACCCAAAGAACTTGCGGTAAAGGAAAACGGCTACGAGGCCAAGCTCACGGGGGACCAGGTGCGGTTCATCCGCATGATGCTCAAGGAGAGCCAAGCGACCTTCGCAATGCGCTTCGCAGTTCAGCAGCCGGTCATCTTCCGGTTGGAGAAAAAGCGGACGGTCGAGCAGGGGCCGCTCATCATCCTCATCGACATGCTGGCGAAGCAGTTCAGCATTGAGGTGCCGGAGAAACCCATCCGCCGGCCAGATCCCGTGCCGGCCGCGGCGGCTGAATGAGGGAGCCGCGCGATGGGGGCGGTACGAGGGAAAGGGTGGACGAGGGAGCGTGACGGCATCCTTCGTGACCTGGCAGCGAAGGAATTATCCGCGCGCCAGATAGCAACGAAGATGGGGCTCAGTAACGTCCTCGTCTCGAAGCGCATCAAGAAGCTGGGCTTGCGAGAGGTCACCGAACCCAAGGCGCCACCCCAGCCCAGCCACATCATCAATTACAAGCGAGCGCGCCGCGGCTTCCATGTGCCGGGTCATCTCGAGAACCAATACTTCGACCTGATCAGGTCCGGAGTTTCCATCGCCGAAGCATGCCGGCGGCTGGAAATCAACGTGCATGCGCCAGCACATAGGTGAGAGATGATGAGTAAAGACCACAACCAGAAAACGGAACAGGAGCTCCACGAGGAGCGCGTGTTCCTGAATGCGTACACGGATTTGAAGGGCCACAAGTCCGACATGGCGAGTACGAAGGGCGACATGGGCGCGATCTACAAGCGCCTGAAGGATCTCGGCTGGTCGAAGGCCGACGTCGAGTTCGCTTTTACCCTCGAAGACAAAGACGTCGGCAAGGTCGTAGCCGAGTTCGAGCGCCGCATCCGCATCGCCAAGATGTTCGGCCACCAGATCGGCCGGCAGATCGATCTTCTCGACAAGGACCGGACGCCGCAGGACGAGCGCGCCTACGAGGAAGGCCTTGCCGCCGGCAAGCTTCGCAAGAGCGCGAGCAATCCCTATCAGCCTGGCTCGGAAGAATTCCAGCGTTGGCAGGAAGGCATGAACGAAGGCACCGCCTGGATCAATGCCGAAACTGACAAGGCCGTCAACGGCGAGCAGGCGCCGGACTGAGACCACCTGCAGACCACCGACTACCCCGGCAACAATGCCCCAAATGGAGAAAACCAATGGAAAAGACATTCCAATTCGAGCTCGACGACAAGGTCAGGCTCGAGCTCAGCAACGAGACCGGCATGATCATCGGCCGCGCCGAATTCACCACCAAAGATCCCCAATACCTCGTTCGTTACAAGGCTGCCGACGGTCGCCTGGTCGAAACGTGGTGGGATGAGGACGCGATCCTCGCGGCCTGACCCGTGTCATGGCCTACCGCCTCTCACGCTACCAGCAAGCAAGGCTGGATGCCGCATTCGCACGAGCTGATCGCGAGTCGGCGCTGAGGAAGCAGGACGGGCGCTGCAAGTACTGCCTCTGCAAACTCACCTACAAAAACGTCACCCGGGACCACGTTGTTTCCCGGGCGACAGGTGGCCTCGACCACCGAAACAACATCGTCGCGGCCTGTCTCCGGTGCAACCGGCTCAAGGGGTCGATGTCGGTCAAGCTGTTCTTGCGTCTGATAACTCACCCGCTGCCAGGCGAGCACTTGGTCTACCGGATGATCTGGTTCGACCGTCGGCTCAACATCGCGCTCGATGAAATGGAAGCAAATGTATTTCGGGCTGTGGGGATTAAGCGTTGAGCTCCTGGTTTTTCGATCCGCTGTTGCCGCTCTTCTACGAGCTCATCTCGATCGACGCGCCGTGGGGCTTTGATCTCTACAGTGAAGAGGGCGCTCGCAAGAGCGCTCTCGCGAAATACGACCTGATGACGGACCAGCAAATCCTGGACCTCCCTGTCGGAAAGTTAGCCTCGATGAACTGCCTGCTCTACTGCTGGGCTACCGCGCCGCAGCTCCCGCTCGCGATCGAATGCGTGAAGAGGTGGGGCTTCGAATACAAGTCCGTCATGATGTGGCGGAAGACCACCGCTAAGGGCAAGGTCCGCATGGGGACCGGCTATCGCGTCCGAACCACCGGCGAGCTCGTCGTCGTCGCCACGCTCGGCAACCCAAAGCAGACCTTCATACCGCAAACAATATTCGACGGCGTAGCGCGCGAGCACAGCCGCAAGCCGGAGGAATTCTATCAGCTCTGCGACCGTGTGATGCCGCATGCCCGCCGGGCCGACGTCTTCTCCCGGGAGAGGCGCCCGGGGTGGCACAACTTCGGAAACGAGTCCTCGAAATTCAACGTCGAGGTGGCAGCATGAAAAGCGCGGCCATTTTCCTCTGCGACACGACCGGGAATATGGCGCGGCCGTGGGCCGAGGCCGGCGTGGAATGCTACTGCGTCGATATCCAGAACGGGTTCAAGCGCAGCAAGGCGATCGGCAACATCCATTTTGTGTGGGGTGATGTCCGCAGCTGGACGCCCCCGCGCCGCAAGATCCTGTTCGTTGCGGCATTCCCGCCGTGCACGCACGTCGCCAACAGCGGCAGCCAGCATTTCGAGCAGAAGGGTGGCGTGATGCTGCGCGACGCGCTCGAGGTCTTCGAGGCGTGCCGTATGGCAGCCGCGTGGTCGGGCGCCCCATACTGCATCGAGAACCCCAAGGGGTTCCTGTCGAACGTGCCGCACATCGGCAAGCCTGACTACATGTTCCACCCGTGGCAGTTCGCCGGGTTCCACAGCGCCGATCACTACACCAAGGAAACCCATCTCTGGACCGGCAATGGCTTCGTCATGCCGCTTCACCGGCCTGACTACGAGAACCCGACGCCTCCGGACAATCGCATCCACCTGGCGGCCGCCTCCGGTGCCCGCGGCGATGCCCGAAGCAAGACGCCGATCGGCTTCTCCCGTGCCGTGTTCGAAGCCAACGCGCCAGCATCAATCAGGAGAGCAGCATGAACTACGATCCCAAGGGTGCTCCCGGTTCATATTTCGTCTTCGATCCAGGTCGGACCACGGGCTTCGCATATTGCCTCGCCGGTGGCGAGCGGATGCGGAGCGGCACCTGGCGCTTCAAGCAAGAGTCGCCGGGCGCAGCCTATGCCGAGTTCGTCGGATACCTGAAACGAATGTTGACGGGTCTGCCAGATCCGCTGGTCGGCATCGAACTGATGACCGTCGTCGACCATGGCGAAAACGGGAAGTCGGCGATCGACGCGCAGCAGGTGATGTTCTCGTCGGGCTGGCCGACCCATGCGCAGACGCTTTGCCACACTATGGGCCTTCGCGAGCCGCAACTGATCGCCATCTCAACCTGGCGTTCGAAGACGCACCGCAAGATGCGGGTGCCGGACAGCATGAAGAATTTCAAGCAGGCCGATAAATCGAAGTGGCTGAAGCAGCAGGCCAAGGACTACTGCGACCGGCAGGGGTGGGGCTACAACTCGGAAGACGAGGCGGAAGCGCTCTGCATGCTCGACGCTCTGCGCATGATGCACGAGCCGTCATACGCCTTCGACAAGGGCGCGTCCTACCAGCAGGAGTCGTTCCTGTGACCGGTCGCATTCCGTGCATCAACCCCTGCTGCAAGCGCACGGCCTCGGCTGAGAAATACAGCTGCGAGATCATTTGCGGGAAGTGCTTCCGCAATCTGCCGGTCGAGATGCGCAACACGCACCGCTTCTACTGGCGCCAGCTCCGCAAATGGGAGCGCCGCGTCACCAAGACCACCGACGAACTGAAGCGCGAGCGCATGAAGTCGGTCCGCGACATGTGGTCGGACAAGATCGCCCGCCATTGGGACGAGCAGATCAAGGCGACCTTCAGCAGCGAGAAGCCCGAAGGCATCGACGCCTTCCTCGAAGAGATGGGCCTGTAATGCGTTTCACAGATCAGTTTCTCGACGACCTCCGCGAGCGCGTCTCAATCTCCGATGTAGTCGGTACCCGTGTGACATGGGAGCGGGCCAAGACCCGGCCGCAGCGCGGCGACTATTGGGGGTGCTGCCCGTTCCATGGCGAGTCGCGCCCGTCCTTCCACTGCGAGGATAAGAAGGGCCGGTACCACTGCTTCGGGTGCGGCGCGTCCGGCAACCACTTCAAATTCTTCATGGATCTGGATGGCGTGACGTTCCCGCGCGCCGTCGAAATCGTGGCCTCGTTGGCTGGCGTCAGCCTACCGGGATCGGAAGAGACTCCAGCTGAAAAGCGGGAGCGCATGAAGCGAGAGGCGGACCGCAAGCGCCGCAACGAGCAGAAGGAAGCTGACGACCGCCGGGAGCAGGAGCGCAAGGCGGAGTCGGTGCGCTCCATTTGGGAGGGAGGCGTCGCGATCGCCGGCACGCTGGCGGAAACATACCTCCGCGCCCGATCGATTGAGGTGGCCGACTTCCCCGCGGGGACAGTCTGGATGCCGAGCCTTCGGTTTCACTCGCGCCTCAAGTTGGGGAACGAGCGGCATCCGGCGCTGATCGGCGGGGTGCAGAGCAAGAGCCGGAAGCTGGTCGCCGTGTGGCGCATCTTCCTCGGTCCGGACGGCAAGGCGATCACCGATGACGAAGGCAAGAAGGTGAAGCTCGGCTTCGGTCCGGCGACCGGCGGAGCGGTGCGGCTTGGCCCGGTGACGGAGACGCTGCGCCTCACGGAAGGCATCGAGACCGGGCTCGGCGTCATGCTGCTGACCAAGCCGAACGCCTCGACGTGGGCCACGCTTTCCACCTCCGGAATGATGAATTTCGAAATTCCCAACGGCGTGAAGCGCCTCGAGATCTACGCGGATGGCGATCGCCACCGCCTCAATAACAAGACGGGCGACCTGATGGAGCCGCCCGGAATCATCGCGGCGAAGAAACTCCAGGAACGTGCAAGGCAAGAAGGCGTCGAGGCGGTCGTACACCCGTCGCCTGAACCTGACGACTGGCTGGACGTATGGGTTCAAAGGAAGAAAGATGAGCAACGCATCTCCCACTATCGGTAACCTCAAGCTCGAGCAGTTGGTGCTCGGCTGCATCCTCCTCAACGAGGAGAACTACTGGCACGTCTCTGAAATTCTGACGATCGAGCTGTTTGCTTCGGAAGACCACCAGAAGATCTTTGCCATCATCCACGAGCTGGCGTGCGACGGCCGCGCTATCCGCGTTCCGATCGTCGCCGGCCGCATCGGCAGCCTCAGCGAGGACAAAGATCCGGAAGCCTATGTGTCGATGCTGCTGCATGTGGCATCGCGCGAGGAAGGTATCCCGCTGCAGGACTACGCCTATGAACTGCGCTCGTCGGCGACTAGGCGCAAGGTGATCGCGCTCGCCGAGAGCATGATCAAGACGGCAAACGACCTGAAGTATGACCCCGACCAGATCGTCGACCGGGCATCGGAACGCCTGGCTGATATCTCCCGGGCGTCGGCAATCGAGCATGAGTCGACCGTGTCCAGCACCATCGGGCAGGTGGTGAAGATGGCGGGCGACAGCAGCAGCTCAATGGCAATCCGCCCCTGCCTCAATGGTCTGGAGAAGATGATCGGATCGCTTGCAACAGGCTCTCTTGTCCTATGGGGCGGGGCGCCAGGGTCCGGCAAGACGGCGATGGCGATGCAGCAGATGCTGTTCTCCAGCGTTATCCATCCGACATCGTTGTTCGAGCTGGAGATGGATAACCGGTCTCTGGTGGTGCGCTCGGTCGCTGGTGAAACCGGCGTCTCCATGCGCGACATCATGCGCGGCCTGAACGATGACCAGTTCGAGGCGCTGGTAGCAGCACAGCGCTCGTTCGCGAACCGCAAGCTGAACATCGTTGCCCCGTCGAAGATGACGATCCAACAGATCCGCAGCCGGGCCTATGCGCACAAACGAAAGTTCGGCCTGGATCTTCTTGCGGTCGACCACCTGAAGCTGGTGGACCGACCGAGCAAGACGCGCATGGACCCGGTCGAGCGCGCCTATGAAAACGCCCGCGACCTCAAGGCCCTCGCGAAGGATCTCAATTGCTGCGTCATCGGGCTCTGCCAGTTCACCAAGGCGGCGCGTCAGAAGGAACAGCCGGAGCCTGAGATGGAAGACTTCTATGGCGGCTCGCTCGAAGAGCACGCAGACCTGATGCTCGCCAACTTCAATCGAAACGACTGGCATAAGCGCAATCCGCCGATGACCAACAAAGGCAACCTAAAGGAGGAATGGGACCGCAAGGTGCAGAGCACGGCGGGAAAGATCGAAGTCTACAAATTGAAGGACCGCTTCGGATCTCCACGCGATCGCCACATCTTCGATTGGGATGGGAAGATCACGCAATTCAAGGACCAAGTTTTCGAAACGCAGACCTCGTTCCTCTCGCAGGACGAGCGTGAGTTCGACCTGGGAGCAACCGCATGAACGACTTTTCTTACGAGCTTGAAACCGTTGCCACCGTCGGCACTTTCGCGAAGCTTCGGACATCGAGGGACGGGGAGCTCAAGCCCATCCTCGAAAGGGGCGGCCGGCCAAAAATCTACAAGAGCAGGACCGAGGCAATCCAAGATCTGCTCGACCACATCGTCGCCTACGTCAACGGCCGCCTGGTCCGTGATGGCGAAATAGCCGGCGAGACGGGAGCAGAAGCGGAGTCGGTATTCAAGGCGCCGCTCCGGCAGAAGGGGAAAACACGGGTGATAACCGTAGCTTACAAGGGGCGAGGCAATGGGGAAGACAAAGCACAGCGACAGCAGCATCTACGTGGTGTGGGTTCTATGGCTGATCGGGATGTCGGAGAAGAAGATCGGCCTCGTCGCTTCGAAGGGCGGCAAGCAGGTGGCCGGCATCGTCTCTCGCTCCCCCTACGCTAACCGATCGGCGATGAGTGACGACCAAAGGCAGAAAGCGCTCGACGAACTGGCATCGGTGCGGATCGGCGAGGACGGGAAGAAGATGGACGGCGGCATCCTCGACCGCATTCCAATGAAGATCATTCCGCTGCAGGGGCGGCAGCTGAAAAGGAGCAAATGAAGTGGCTACCGGACAAGGCATTCTCGAAAGACTGAAGCGCGCGAGGGAGATGCCGCCGGCCGACACTAAGGCCGGAGTCCTTCCGCTCGTCGCCTTCTATGGCCGCGATCCGCAGCAGGAGGAATTGCGCAACCGCTTCTACGCCGCAATGGAACGGGCGATGGCATTCCGAGAGGACGACTTCCCGGACCAGATGGGCGGCGGAAAGAAACCGCACTGGACATTGGTCGACCTTCGCGATGCGATCGCGGTGGTCAATGCCAATTCCAGCCCGATCGAGTTCCTGGTATCGCGCGGGGAGATGCAGACGGGCAGGGATCTCGAGGGGATGGGTGGTGTTCGCTTCCACACTGCACTTCGCCTGCGCGATCTCATCGACGGGGGCAGGGTGAACGGCATGAAGTCGCCGAACCTCGAGGGTGGCGGCGGAGGGGGCGGCAAGTCGGCCGACATCCGCGGCTATCAGCTCGACTGCATCAAGCTCCTCGGCCGGGTGAAGGCCGACATGCCGGAGCAATGGATATTCCCCATGCTCGAGTCGGTAGTGTTCATGGATGAATGGATGGACCTTTGGCCGGTGAACGACGGTCCGGTAGCAAGGAGGGAGGCGCTGAGGAAGCGGCGGCTGAAGACAATTCAGGCCCTCCACTTCGCTCTCGATCGAGCAAGCCTTAGCCTGGGGTACATGCAGGAGAATGATTTCAGGCAGCGGTGGGGTCTTGACGCACCAGCCCAGCCTTACGCAGCTCGTCGTCATACTCAGGCGTCCACGGCTTCAAACCAGCTCGGACTGCTGACATCGCGAGGCGCTCGGAAACGGTGAGCTCTCGCTTGCCGGTGGAGATCAGGCTGGCAGTGTTGCTGCCAGTGATCCCCATCAGCTCCGCGGCCTGGCTGATTTGCCGGCCGTTGAAGCCGAGCCGGGCAACCCATACCCTGAAGTCATTGATTGCAGTCTTCATGTTTCCTCCTGCATGTCCTGAGTAATCTTCTCGGCGACATCGAAGTTGGCCTTGTTCATCGCCAACAGCTTCGCAAGAACGTGGACGGAGTGCGGGATGTCCTGCTCTCCGTCCAACCATTTCATGACCCTGCTTTGCGGCACGCCGACCAGCTCGGCGAAGTAGGTGGGGGTCGTATTCATCTCGTCAATGAGCACAGCCAGCTCGGCGCCGGTCAGCCGGATGTAGCCGCCGGCCTTCCTGGTATCGATCGTGCGGCTTTCGTAGAGGCGGATGACCGCCTCCATCGCCGCAATTTCCGCCATCCGCTCGTCGTCGAAGGTGCGGACGCCGTTGTCGTCTCGTACCAAGTCAGGGATCAGCCCGGGTAAGGCGAACTGGCCGGCGAACCGGCCGTTGCGGGGTAATGCCTTGGCTATAAGGCGGGAGGCAGGCTTGATGCTCATGGTGATCCCTGTGTTCTGCAGCATGTCTGCTTTCTCTTAATCTATTTTAGGCCAAGTCGGCCAATCGTATCGGTCACGCTTCTTGCCGTTTTTGCTGACGGTGATGAAGCCGGTATTCACATGCGTCCCGACCGACGAGAACGAGTTAGGCGGGAGATCTTCCCACCGTGCGCCCATATCCTCCATCAGCTGGCGGAACGCGACCGACTTGTGTGTCTGTCGGAACTCGGTGCCGGCCGACATGATGGCGATCAACTTCCCGTCGGGCTTGAGGAAATTCAGGGCGTGGACGACATGGTCAATGTCCCGCTCCCGATCGAAGGGTGGGTTCATGACCACCAGGTCGTACAGCCCGGTGGTCTCTGGCTCGATCGACATGAAGTCCGCATTGAAGACGCGGCCAAGCTTCCTGGCTTTCAGATCCAGGATCAGGTGCGGCTGGATCTCGATGCAGTCGACGACGTGGTCGACGCGGTACCGCTCCTGGTCCCAGCTCTTTTCGTAGTCGGGGTAGCACGCGACGGCGAGGTTGCCGGTACCCGCAGACGGCTCCAGGATCTTCAGGCGATCGCTCTCTTTCGAGCGGTGCCAGACGGGAGAGTTGCGGAGGATACGCTGCGCAGCGGCCGCCGGGGTAGGGTAGAAGCCGAAGTAGCGGGCAGGTGCCGTCTTCGCCTTCTCCGGGGAAAGCGGATCGTCGTCCACCTTGCGGCCATCGGCCAGCACTTCGCCATAGTATTCGCCGATCAGCTTGTTCACCTTGGCGACGAGAGCCTTCCGCGTAAACCATAGGTGAGCGTTGCCGTTCTTGAATATGCGGACCTTGAAATACTCGGTCTCAACTTCGGTCTGGCGAGCGCCGGTCTGACCGTGGCGGGCCAGGTCGATCTCGCCGATGGTCTTAGTGAAGTAGTCGGCGGGCCGCTTCTGGCGCCGGGCTGCTTCATTTTCCTCGTCCTGCTTGCGAACCTCGTTCAGCTTGCCGTCAAGGATGGTAAACGTCCGCTCGATATCGATCAGCGTGGAGCGCTCGTCCTTGTGGGAGCTCCAGTTCCAACTGCCGTAATCATTGAAGCAGCGGGTGAGAATCACGCGGGCTCCAACCTTGAACCCGTCGTGCGATCTGAAGCGACGGTCGAGCTTGGCGAAGGCGTTCGCCATGCCGCGCCGGAAGATCATGTCGGCGTCCATCATGAACTGCTCGAGCGTCGCGAGGACGTTTTCGACGGTCACCGGCGGCATGCCCTTGGCGGCCTGCTCCTCGGTGATCAACTGACCGGGCTCGGTCGGCTCTTCGATGATGTGGGACATCTGCTCGCGCAGCTGATCCTTCGCCTGTCGATCCATCAGGTGCTCGAGCTCGGTGTGGCTGACCACCCATGCCCACACATTCAAGTCGATGATGTGCCGCTTCTCCCGCATGTAGTCGTCGAGGGGCGAGCGGCTGATCGGGTGGAGCGCGCGCCGAGTGTCGACCTCATACGCCGCGTTGTAAGCGTTGGTGCGGGGGAAGGCGCGCTTCGCCATGTCGATCGCTGCGAGCTCGGCCTCGTGAGCCTCTTCGATCTTGGCGTGGGCGATTTCGAATAACTCGAGCGCCTTGTCCCGATAGGCGACGATCTGCTCGACCGTGTTGCGGGGCACAACTGCGTTCATGCTGGTCTCCTGTAGTGCCATGCTTGGCGGGGTGGTGGTAAGGTCGCGCGAGGAGGCGCGACGATGGTGCAATGCGAGGATTGCCGAGATGCGGGATGGGTGTGCGAGGCTCACCCGACAAAGCCCTGGACCGGGACGCACGGGTGCGGGTGCGGCGCAGCTGGAATGCCATGCCCGCATTGTTCTCAGGATCTTGCTTGGGACAAGCCGCCGGACACGTCGAAGATCTTTAGATCCGTGACGCACTTAGCCGGCAAGAAGGTGAATTGACCTCCGTCAGTGTGGACGGCCGGTCGGGCTATTCGTCAGGCCAATTCCATTCCGGCAGATTGGAAATCCGCTACGTTGATGCCGTGGCTACGGAAAGCATACGTACCGTCTGGCTGCTCACCGAAGGCCTGGGCCAGTCGACGGTTTATGAAGAGCCGGTTTCCTCTGAGCCGCTTCACCAGCTCAGCCTCACCTGCGAAACCATGCGCGACGGGTGCAGGGGGGCACTGATCGAGATCAGCAGCAAGCCTGGATATGTCGTCCTGGAGCCCATCAAGGAAGCTGGCCGGCCTGAAAGACGAGCGATCGACGTTCGCTACGAGGTCGGTCGCCCGAGTCCGATAGTTCGCGACGAACGACATCAGATCCTGTTCGGAGAGATTGAGCTCCGGTGAGTTAAGGTTGCACGAGATGCCTAAAGCCCCGAGGTCTCGCATGATCTTCGTTCTGTATGACTGCGACGGGAACTCAGAGAGCTTTTGGCGTAGCCCCTCCAGCCCGAGGAATGGAACATGAAGCAGGCCAAGCCCGCTGTCGGTTCTCATCGGGCGGATCTGGATCAACCGACTGTCAGCGATCGGATACTTAGCGTTATGGTTGCCCATGACAGGCAAGATGTCCCGGAGTTTCCGGAGGTTGTAGATCAGTTTGCGGGTACTGCTGCGCCAAGTGGTGAATAGGAGCTTCCCCTGTCCGTCCAGCGGACCAGCGGATGTGGGAAAGCCATTGCGCCACCTCATGGAAGTGACGGCCGTACCGCGGTGCTCTTCCATGAAAGCTGAAAGGTCAGCCTTAGATTTGAAAGGCAGGAACTCGTCGACGTCCAGCAGGAACAGGAAGTCGAACTCCCGCTTCAGGTCCAGCTTTTTCAGGAAGTATGCAGCGAAAAGCTCTTGAGCAAAGAGACTGGCCGAAACCCTGAAGGTGTCGATGCCATCGCGGGCCAGGCCGCTCAATTGGCGGTCGCTGTTGTGGTCGATGATGATGATCTTATCGACAAGGCGTTGATGATGAGCAATGAAGGCGGGTAGGTATCCAAATGAGTTCTTTACTTGAACGACTACGACTGCCTTCATTTCCACGACCCTTCAAACCCAAACCTGTAAAACTGCTGCAGCGCAAAAAAACGTGTCTTTATAAGCATTGCTTACACCATACTGTAGAATGTGGCGGACCCAAAGCAAGAAGCGGTTGTGCTTCCTCACCCATTATTTTTTGCAGTTTCGCCTCAAGAACCTGTTTGAGACGTCAAGGTTCCTGCCCATTGGGCGCCCTCCGTCGGGGAGGCGGCAAGAGCGGCGCGGCCGGCTGCTGTCAGTGTTGTGGTGCTCGTGTCGAAGCTGGTGTCGTGACTGGTTTGAAGCCAGCCCTTCTCTTGCAACGATTGAAGGTGTCGTCATGCTTACCGTGCACTTCGTCCTAGCAGAACCAGGTGAGCCAATTGCCCGGATAGTCGCGGCTGTCGGTCCGGCGGCCCATCGCCGCCATGATCTGCAGGAGGATGAATTCCTTCTGCTCAAGCCCCATCGCATTCGGTGCGGGCGATGGGGCCCGTCGTAGATCAACTGCTCGGTCTATGGGGGATTGTGAGCCATCTCTACCTGCAGCCGGGGGTAATTCTTAAGTACCTTTGCGACAAATTCCATCGGGATGCCTATTCGATGTCAGGGAAAGTGGAACGAGCCGTGAAGAGCAGGAATAAGTGGGGACTGATCGGGGTCCCGCTGGGTGGGTTATGGTCGTTGGCAACGTACTTTTTTGGCGTTGGCGATGTGCCCTACTACGATTGGAAAACGGCTAATTCAGAGATGCTCGGGATGAACATTGGAGCGCTGTTAGGGGGACCTCTGATTTTCGGCATAATCGGTTTTTTGGCCGGACTAGTTTACGACCTGTTTAAGCGACGCCGCATGCCTAGGTACTACTTCCATGTCCGAGAGGGCGGTGTCCTCGGGAAAGATCCTAAGGGAACTAAGTTTGCCAACCTCGACGACGCCTACGATTATGCCGTCAAGGCCGCGCGGGAGGTAATTGCGGAGGTGGGTCTGGCCAACGACGTTATTGACGTGACCCGTTTCGAAATCACCGCCGAGGACGGGACTGTGCTTCGGGAGGTGCTGTTCCGATCCGCAGTTCAGCTCGACTAGTCCGCCCGGTTTCAACTGGGGTGATGGGTCGGAAGCGACGGCAGCGATTGTGCTGGAGACCCTGCTCAACCGGTGACGGGAACGTGTTTCCCTTCTGGATGTTGGGGAGCTCCCAAGTATGAGAGTTGGAACATGCATGACCCTAGACGATGGCGTCGACCTGTTATCTACGAAGACGCGAGCGGCCTTGTCCGTAAAGTCAGCAGCACAGAGGAGGCGGCGGATATCCTGATTTCGTCGTGGCCGGTCAGCACTGGCAGAGAGTTCGAGAAGGCCCGTGAGATTTTCTTGCAGGTCATGAGCGGGGGACGGCCTCCGAGTGAAGCCCGGGCTGCATTTCTGCGAGCGGCGGAAGAAGCTGACCTCGATGTCAGCGGCAACTAACCCGAGATACCGGTGTCCGGGTCGCCGCTCAGGCGCGGAAGTGTACGCTTCTTGACGAACGCGCTCTGCAGCCTTGACGGTTCGCCAAACGTGTTTGAGATTTAGCTCATGCGAACGTTCTATTTTCACCTGAACCACCTGAGAGAGTTCATTGCCGATCCGGACGGTTCGGAACTCCCGGATCTCGAAGCGGCGAAGTCGGAGGCCCGCCAGGGTATCCGTGACATAGCGGCTGAATGCCTTCGGGCACGTCGAGAGTTCACACTCTGGAGTGTCCGAATTTGCAACGAAGAAGGTGATTTGCTGGCCGAAGTCTTGGCTCCCGAAGCCCTTAACGAGGTGCTTACCGGCCACATCTTCGTGTCGTCGAACTCCGACAGTCATGTCTGAGCGGCTCATTGGCGGGCCTCCATCGCGGAGGCGGCAAGGGCGCGCGTGATCCTGTTCCAGGCAATAGCCTCGAGGTCGATTTCACTGTCGCTTGGCTTGTTGCCGGCGGCGATCGTCACCTCGTTCAGGTGGTGCCAGTGGGCGAACTCTTTGACGGTCGTGAGGAGATCACTCGCCACATGTGCCTGGGGCGGTGGGGTGCCGCCATCCTCAATCTCCGCCAGTCGAGCAGCGGCCTCACGGCATGCGTCTCGCATATCGACCAGCTGTTTCGGGACTTTCTGTTTGTCTCCCCACCAGCGGAGTCGCTCAATCAGTGTCGGCATTTCGATCTTCTTTGAGTTTGTCGGATGGTCGGGTCAAACCCGCATCGGCATCATGACGTAGGTGACGTCGTCATCGGCGCCGTCCTTGACGATGGCCGGGTCGCCCGGTCCTCCGAGCTCAAGCATTGCGCCGCCGTCCAGCTGCGCCAGGATCTCGAGCAGGTAGCCGGCGTTGAAGCCGATCTCGAGTGTCACGTCGTGGTCGACGGTGATTTCGGTCGATGCGTGGCCGAAGTCCGGATCGTAGCAGGTGACGGCAATCTCGCCCGGGGTCAGCGTCAGCTTTGACGATCGGCTCTTCTCGGCCGAGATGGACGAGGCCTGCTTGAGGGCGTCGATAAAGGCTGCCGTCCGGACCGGAACCTTGTGCTCGTTCCGCGTAGGGATGACGCGCAGGTAATCCGGGAACGTGCCGTCGACCACCTTCGACTCGAGCAGCTCATCCTCACCGATGAGGAAGGACACGCCGTTGTCCGCGACCGAGACCATGATATCGGACGGGCACTCCTTCCGCTTCAGGAGGCGCAGCAGCTCGCCGACTGTCTTCCGCGGGATGATGACGCCGTTCTCGGTCGCTTCCGCACCAGCCGGCGCCGGGATCTCGAAGCGAGCCAGGCGGTGACCGTCGGTCGCAACGAACGCCAGCCGGTTGTCGTGAGTGAGGTGCATGAAGACGCCGTTGAGATAGTAGCGCGTCTCCTCGGTTGAGATTGCGAGCTGGATCTTCGACATTGCCTTCAGCAGTGTGGCCGCCGGCACCATGAAGCTGACGTTCGACTTGCCGAGAGCGGTTCGGAACGCGGCGTCTTCCGGAAACTCCGACCGCTCGTGCTCCTGCTTCAGGGTGAGCTTCAACTTGCCGATCGAGACAGCCAGGCTATCACCGTCCAGGGTGAAGTTGATGTTGGCTGCGTCCTTCACCTTGTCCATGATGCCCTTCAGCTTGTGGGCATCGACGATCGCGAGGAAGCCGGTGTCAGCCTTACCGGCGACCAGCGTCGTGCTGTAGAGGTCCATGTCCGTGCCGATGACGTTCACGCCCTTGCGGTTGGAGGTGATGAGCACGGTGTTGAGGACCGGGATCGTGCTCTTCTTCTCGACCACCTTGCAGGCGTTGAGCATGGCCTTCTTGAAAACCGAATAATCGAGGGAGGCCGTCGACACAGGTGCGGCGATGATGGCGAGTGCGTTCATTGATAGTCTCCGTGGTTCGCATGATTGCGGGGGGCGTACCGGGGGCGATTGACTCTCTTCGCTCTCCGGTTGAGAAACATCTCAAAGAGAGGGTATTTTATGCGCGCATTGTTGGTTGTTGTTTTCTTCGCAATCGCCGTCCCGGCGGCAGCATTGTCAGATCTGCAGAGGATGGAGCTAAGCCACAACCTCGGCATGACCCTTGCCTCAGAGGAACTTTGTGGTCTGCATTATGATCAGGATGCGATCGCAGCTTTCATAGAAAAGAAGGTGCCGGCAGACGATATGTCATTTGCCGGCTCGCTCAACATAATGACGATAGGTTCCGGGGTTCAGATCAAGGAAATGTCCCCGTCCTCGTTGACCGCGCACTGCGCGCAGATGAAGCGCGTGGCCAAGAGTTACGGCTTTATCAAGTGACCAGGCCACCTAGACGGAAATGCTGATCGGCTCACCGAACGGCAGATCCGCCGTCAACTCGTCGAACTTGCGCGGGTCGCCGTAGACCCCCCACAAAACCGGGATGTCCGGGTCGTCGCCGAAGTCGTAGACCTCCAGGTCGGTGAGGTAGATGATGAAGCGTGCATCCGGGTACCGCTCCATGATGACCCTGAAGGAGTCGCGGAATGCGGTGCCGCCGCCGCCAACCGGGCGGAGCTTGAGCTCGTCCCCGTTCTCGAACTCCTCGATCCCCTGCACCTTGGCGTCGGCGTAGATGACGGTCAGCTTGTCGACCGCGCCCTCCTGGAATGCACCGTTGATTTCCGCGGCGAACGCCTTGCAGGGGACATCGTCGAAGACGGAGCCGGAGGAGTCCTGCACGATAACGCCGTGGCTGACGCCGTCACTGATCAAGCCCGGGGTGATGTAGCCGAGCGGCAGCATGCGCCGGTTCGGCTTAGCCCAGCTGAAATCCCTGGTCATGGACTCGTCGATGAAGCGGCGGAGCACCGCGCGCCAGTCCACCTTGGGGCGGAGCAGCTCTTCCACGAGCTTCGCGATGTTGGCGGGTAGTTTGCCGGCCTGCGCTCCCTTAGCAGCCATGGCGGCCTGCTGGATCTGCACGTTCATCTCCGCCTCGAGCTCGGCAATGGCCGACTGGTCATGCGGTGCGCAGCCGTCGAGCACACCGCCGCAACCGCCGCCGTCCATGCTGTTCTCGTCGGAGTCGTCGCCGTTGTTCTCATCGTCGAGGATTCGGTAGATTTCCTCAGCGGAGAGCCCAGTGAAACGCGGCTCAAGCAGCCCGCATTCCGGCATCTTGCCGACCTTGCACTCGACCAGTTCGCCGTTGATGGCGTAGTCGGCGGCCTTGTTCCAGCGCCCGGGCTTGCGGTGCTGCCGGCGGGTGTGATGCTTCAGCGCGTTGTGCATGACCTCGTGAGCCAGGACGAAAACCAGCTCGTCCTTCTTCAGGTCCATGACGAACGGCGTGTGGTAGTAGAGGTGGCGCCCGTCGGTCGCCATCGTGTCGATGCGCGGGTCATTGGTCGCATCGATCTTCTTCAGCTGCAGCATGAGCACGCCGAAGAACGGGTGGTCCCATAGCAGGGCCGTCTGCGCGGCGAGGATCTTGTCTTGGACGTTCATGGTCATGTCCTTCGTGCATGGTTGCGGGTGATGGAGGCGGCAATGCAGTCGGCGATCACTTCCGCCGGCAGTATTCGGTTGGCGACTTCGGCCGACAGGCTAGGACTAAAGGTCCAGTAGTCAGTGGCGAGTTTGGAAGGCACCTTCTCAAGCTCGAAGCATCTTCGCCGGATGAAATACCAGAGATAGTAGGTGCGGATGCCTCGTTTGATGCCCCATAGCTGTGCGTGAACTGACCGGTCGGGGTTATCGTCATCGAGAGTCAGAGCCGCTAGCCACGCTTGCTTGCGGGCTTCGCTTGTCATGCCGCCGGCTTCATCGACAGCCGGGTGATGTGCGCCAGCTGGTCGGGCAGCAAGGCGGCGCGAAACTCCCCAATCCTCTCGTCCGTGATGCCTCTGCCCATCTCCTTGCCGTGCCGGAACTTCACGAATTTTCGAAGGGTAAACTCTCGCACTTTCGGCTCGTAGGTGAGGCGGTACCGGCTTCGAGGATATTTGCGGGAGACGGGATCGAAATAGAAACGCACCGTCCCATCCTTCTCCTTCGACCATGGCGCTTTGAAGCGGCCTTTGATGTCCATGGTTTACCTCCTTGTGATTGCCAGCGCCGTCGCCTTCGCGATCTCGGCCGCCGAGAGTTTAGATTTCAGGACGTTGGTGATGGTGTCGTCCATCGTTAAAGTGGTGTCGCCGTCGATAAACATCGTCGGGTGGAGGCAGTCGCCGGCCTCCGGTGAAATGCCCGCGGCGGCAAGTCCGGCCCGGTTCCGGCGCCCCTCGACTGACTGCTTGCCGGTGTGGCTCGCGGAGAACTTCCTCGCCGACGGCCCCCACACAGCCTTAAATTTAGGCACCCATCTTCCCTCCTCGGATTGAGATCGCCGTCACCTCGGCGATATCTTCGGGCCTGAGCATCGACTTGAGTGCCACTGCCACGCTGCCTTTTGGGAGCATGCTGCGCAGGATGGCGATCGGGCGGTAAAGGTCCGCGAGATCGTTCGTGTGAACCTTGTCCCAATGGTTCACGGACAAGGCGGTCGAGGTGAATTTGCGCGTCCTCATGCTGAACGCGAGGTGATATCTGCGTAGTTCACCGGCGGCTGTCACGCCGATGAACTCCCACTTGCAGATCTCGATCACGCGGTCCGGGAAGGAGCCGGAATCACTCGTCTTGTACGAGATCGGCCCGGCAATCCAATGCAGGCCTTTATCCAAGCGTCACGTCCTGGTTCCGCACTGCCCAATCCGTGAAGGTTTGGGTGTGCGAAAGCCCTGCGTCACGGCGGACAGCGTCGACCGCGAACATGATCTCGAACTCACGGGCGGGGATGCGTCGGATGTAGGCCATGCCGTTCTCGAACGTCTTGGCATCGACGCGCCGGCCGAGCGCCGCCGAGATTGCGAACCGTGCCGAAGGATCTTCGGGAAGCGGCGCGCTGTTCGGGTTGGCAAGAACCAGGTCCAGCGAGGGGAGCTTCTGGTAAACCCGAATGAAGCCTTCCAGCTCGCCGGCCGCACCGTCGCCGACGACGCCCGAGATCAGCGACAGGCGACGTGCCGAGTCCTTCTCGATGTATTTGGCCGCTTGCTCCCATGACCGCGGCGTCGGGAATGCACGGTCGTCGGACGACTCCGGCATCTTGTGGATGAGGTGCGGCCGGAAGCGGAGGAAGGCAATCATGATCGGGTCCATGCCGATCTTGTTGAAGTGCTCGACATGCACGTTGTCGTGGCCGGCGCTGGTGTCGGCCTCGATATCAATGTGAGCGAAGCGGTTGGCGAGTGCGGTCGGCATGCGCTGTGCTGCTGCGCGGTCCGATTGACGATTGCCGGCGGCAACCACGCGCCAGCCATCGGGCAGCTTGTAGTCGCCGACCCTGCGATCGAGGACCAGGCCGAACATGGCGGCCATCATGGACGGCGGTGCGGCGTTGAGCTCGTCGAGGAAGAGGATGCCTTCCGGACCGTCGCGCTCCACCTGCGGAAACTCGTCGGGCACCTTCCATTTCGTGGTGTCGCCGGAGATATCGGGAAGGCCCATGAGGGCAACCGAGTCACGGGTGGAAGCGCGGAAGTCGATCAGGCCCCACTTGCGTTCCGTCTTGATCTGCACGGTGATTGCGGACTTGCCGACGCCGGGCGGCCCCCACATAAACGCTGGGGTATCTTCGTCGAGGTAGTCGTTCAGATTAAGAGCGGCTGTCTTAATGTGCATTGGTCGTCTCCTTGTGTGCCATGAGTGGCGATGGTGGGAGTGATGCCGAACCGCACCTGAGTGACGGCGGCGATGTCTAGGGGCAGAAGCAGCGTGAGCGCTGCATCGGCCAGTTTTTCGCGAGGGAAGCGAGGGAAGCTTTCGCTCGGGTAGGCTGACAGGTCAGAGGGGATGCGGTAGTCGCTGAAGGGGGCGCCGGGCTTGTTGACCGGGCGACGTCTCGCCTTCAGTTCCTTGTCGTGCTTCCAGAGACCCATTTCATAGCGGTCGATGCCTGCGCCATCGTCAAGGACGAAGGCAAACCAGAACTTCAGCCGCAATCCTGTCACCTGCCTGGCATAGGGGCCGATCAGGAGTCCGGTGGGCATGTCATTTCCAAATGATCTCATCCGGGAAGAGGACGGCCGGGCCGCAAATGGGCGGCAGTTCCTCGGGGTCCATCGCTGGGCGCTGGGTCATCATGTTGTTCCGGTAGATCTCGGTCGCCCTCACGTTTCGGATGTGGCGTTCGTTGATGTTGCTGGTCTCACCGACGAACATGTCGCGGCGCTCGCCTTCGTAGAGGACGGCAACGTGCTCGACGGGCTCGTCAAACGTGTCCGGCAGGACGCGCTTGATCCAGTCGGAGATTGTCTCTCTGGTGAAGCGTGGCTCCATTTTGCGCTCTTTCGTCTCACCGAGCGCCGGGATGATCAAAGCCCGGGCAGACGTTCCTGTTCTGAGGCCGGTCAATGGGCTCTCCTTTGTGTGATTGCGAGAAAAAGGGCGCCTCCGATATCTCATTTCCGGAAGCGCCCTCGTTGCGGCGTTACTAGTGGACTACATGCGCGCCCTCCGTTCGTTATTGACATTCAGGGTGAGCACCCCTGCCTTCCGGTCTCCACACCTACCGGGCAGGGATCGGGGTTAGGCGAGGAAGTCGGACACGGAGTCCAGAATGCGTTGCGCCTCGGCCGCGGTGTCCTTGCGGATGGCAGCGTCTTCCTTCAGGGCGGCGGCATCGTATTTCGTGAGCGCCTTCAGCCGCCGGCCCAAGGCGTCCAGCTCGGGCGAGCCGACGATGTTGAGCGACGGCATGACGCTAATCAGATCGGCGATGTTCTCGACGAGGCTGGAGCGGAAACCGCCGGTTCGTTCGCCGGGGGTGAAGCTGTTGAGGCGGTCGACCATGCGCTCGGTGAGTGTGGCAATGCGCTGATAGACGTCTCGGACCGCGTTCTCGGTCGCCTTCTGCAGCTGCTCCTCGATGTCGGCCCGGATGAGCGCGGCGTGCGCCTCCGACATGTCGACGCGGAAATCGGCGGACGAGGGCACCGGCAGGACCGAATAAACGATGCCGAACTTTTCCCGGATCTCGTTGCTGGTCGGGTAGTCGGCGGCCTTGAACAGCTTGCCCATGCGCTTTTGCGCGTCGGTGACGTGCTGGTCGAAGTGGTTCACCAGCTTGTCCACCTCGCGCTGAAACTTGGCGGACTGGACGCGCATCCACGCGGTGAAGGGGAGATAGCCGTCGGCGCTGATGATGCGGCCGCCGTCGTTGAGCCACGGCAGGGTGCGCTCATAGAAGCCGTTGCGCGTCTCGCTGACGAGCGTCTGAATACCGGCGAGCGCTTCCTTGCTCACCAGCAGCTTGTTAACGCGGGAGGCGTCGGACGCGGCGTTGTGGGAGTCGTTGAGCTCCTGCGTCACCTGACGGTCGAGGCGGCGGCCGGACCACTGCGAAATCGTCACGCTGACGATCATCGCGCGGCTGGCGAGGGTGGAGGTGGAGGCAGAGAGGGTAGCTGGGGTCATGGAATTCACGTTCAGTCTCCTTTGGTTGCCATTATTGGCGGGGCTGGATCAGTCTTTGACCTGGAGGATTGACTCGATTTGCTCGTCCTCCGGGTCGCTCTCCTCCCATTCGATTCCGTTGACATGGCGGAAGCCTTTGGCGACCTGGAACCGGGCCGCTTCCATGCTTTCGTCTTCGATGGTGAGTTCTGCTGTCAGGTGGCGGATGGCGCGCACCTGCACGATAAAGGTGGGCATTGTCGTCTCCATGGGTGCCATAGTTGGCGGGGAAAGAAGGAACCTACACGGTAGGCTGCGAGGGGAGAAGTCACGGGGCGAAGGCGATGGCGCGCGCGGCGTCAATCTCCTCGCGTCGGCGCATGAACGAATCCCAACGGCCGATCATGTCCAAATCGGCATGGCTGTACCATGTGCGGCCGTCGGCGAGCTTCGTTGCTTTCGCCAATACGCCGGCGGCCGTTATCACGCCGTCAAGCTCACCCGAGGGCTTGAAGATCTTCACTTCCTTGCCGTGCACCTCGTAATAACCGGACGCGGTGCCATCGGGATTGAACAGGGTGTCCACCACGGCGCGCTTGCCGCGCACGAAGGTGCGGCCGTTAAGCTGGAACGACGTCATGACCGGGCTCCCACAGGATTTGCAAAACCTCCTCCAGATCCTCGACGTGAGGCGGGAGGCGGACGGCGCGCAGCTCATGCAGCGTGATGCCGGCGAGCGTGGCGCGGGCATGCATCTGTTGCGCGCACTCGACGGCCGCGGGGCCGTTCGGGAATGGCAGCGATAACGGGACGAAGTCGCACCAGATGACGGCGAAAATCTCACCTTTGTCCATTTAGTCCTCACAGGCTTATGCGGATCGACACGGAGAAATCCACCGGAGCGATTTGCGGTGGCGGGCGGTAGATCGGCGCGGGTTTCGGTTTAGGCGCGCGTTTGGCGGCCTTGACGGGATTCGGGCGCGGCAACGGTGCCGGGCCAGCGATGGGCGGTTCTGCGAACAGCTCCGGTGCTGGCGCTGGCGGAGCAACAACGGGTGCCAGCGCCACAGGGGCGGGCGCTGGAACGGGTGCGGGCTTGCTGTTGGAGATTATGCCTGTGGCGCCTTGGAAGAGCACGAGGGCGACGGTCGCAAGCGTGGGGAAGCCGCCAGCGTGACTCATGCGGCGGTTCGCTCGCGGGACGGCAGGAAGATCTCCCACGCTTCCCGGGTCGACAGATAGCGCTCATAGGCGCCACGAAGCGCGGTGCCTGGCTCGCCATGGGCGCGCGGGGTATAGCGGACGTCGCCAGCCCACTCGCGCGGGAAGGTGCGGCGGATCTCGTCCATCCATTCCTCATCGGCGGCGAGGTGCGCGGCGTAGGCGGCAGCCATGGGGGTGATGTCAGGCATTTCGGATCTCCTCTCGTGCTTCGCGCAGAATGCGCCAGACGTCCTCTTTCACCTCTGAATTGGTGGGCTCGCGGCCGAGGCGGGCGGTAAGGCGGTTCCAGATTGTGTTTTGGTTGTCATTCCGGAACGTGATGCTGACAGTGATCGGCATGGGATCTCCTGTTTGCATGATTGCGGGGTGTCGCGCGGCGCTGATATCGGGGGCAGGCAGCGGCGCGCATGGTCCTGCCGGTGGAATGTGAGCGGGCTTTAACGGTTCCCGCGCATGCGTTGCCTCCGTTATGCGGTTGATCGGCGGGCGGTGGATGACGTGTGAAAACCCACCTATGGAGGCGGATCTTCAGGTTCGGGCAGTAAGGGCGCGGCCAAGGCGGCGGACATGGTGAACAGGAACGCGCGGCGGGTCATCATGTGGGCTTAATCGCTTCCAGATATTCGACCCAGCGAAGCGCGACGACCCATAGGGCGAGGATGAGCGCGGCGCCCTTTCGTAGAGACATGGAAAAGGGGAGGCTAATGCCTCCCCCCATCGATTACGGACCAACCGCGTATCTGTCAGGCGGCAATGTCCATTTCCGCCTGCTCCGGTGCGGCCGCCGGTGCCGTCTTGACGGCCTTCGCCTTGGCAGGCTTTTCCACCTTGACCGGTGCGACGACAACGTTCGGCGTCTTAGCCAGCGTCAAGGCACCCTTGACCGCCTGCAGAACGCGAGGAGACGCACCCTTTTCCGTCAGGGTCGAGACCACTTTTTCCAGATAGGCGACTTCATCGAATTCCTTTTCGGACGTCGCCTTGCCTGCCGAGCGTTCATAGTTGGCAGGTGCGATTTCCATCGCCTCATCCATCTTGGAAGCCTTCCCCTTAACGTAGGTGAAGACACTGGTTGCCTTGTCAAACGAGACCTTGCCGAAAGCCGTCGACCACGAAACGAGACCCTTGCGGTAGTTGACCGGAGTCACCGCATAAAGCGCGTTGAGGTATTTCGGATCGTTGTGCAATTCGACATGGTTGAGTGCCGAATATGCAAGCTGATGCTCGCGCTCCGAAAAGGTCGAAACGACCTTGCCGAAACCGTTGATTGCCGAATTGAGCTTGGAACCAGTGAGAACAACGAACTTAGCCATAACCATTTCTCCATTTGTGCCATGATTGGCGGGTTTGAAGCGATTGCTTCACTAAAGGCATGCCGTTGGACATGCCCTTAAAGCTGCAATCACAAGGCCATTGCGGCCTCATCTTTCCGACGTTCAATTTCCTTCCGGTGAGACCGTGCCGTTTCTTCCGCCGTGATCGATCCGGCTAAATTACCGTTTCGAAGGTGAGAAGCCGCACGACGTTCCATGTAAGCCGCAAGGTTTTCCAACGCCTGAATTGCCCGTAGTTCTTCCATCTCGTTCGCCCCTCCACTGAAAGAGCAAGGCCGTTCGCCTTGCCGTCGCAATGGAAAAGGCCCGCCAGATTGAGACCGGCAGGCCCTTAGAAACTTTGATGTTTCGGTTATTCGGTTGTTTGTTCTCTGAAATCCCGTGCCTGTATCGGTTGAGGGTTGCAGCACTGAAGGCATATTGCCTTTGCCAGAGTTGACGCCTTGAACCATGTTTCCATGGCCTAGCTCTCATCCGATGCAAGTGTTTTCAATCCGCACCTTGCCGCGCGTTCTTCGCCTAACCCGCGCTTTGTCATGAGCGGTAAACCGTCGCCGGTTTGCGTTGCCTGATTCGTGACCGCGTTTCTCGTTCGCCCAAGCTTTCTTTCAATCGCCAGAAACCACACGAACGAGTGTTCGTCACGTCTCTGGTACACCTGCCGAAAGCTTGGCAAGAAACCGTCATCTTGTTTTCAAAGAACCCGGCGAACCGCCTAACCGGCTTGCCGTCCCGAATGCTTTTCTTCATTCGGTATGAACAAGATAATACGTTTCGTATTGAGTAAAAGCCCTAAATTACGAAAAACATGCCGAAACCGGATATCATATTGAAAACATTGGAAAAGAAAAATTGCTGAAACGTATTGCTTCCTGTTCACAGCTGCCAAAAGTAGACCAGTTTTTCAGCCGATATCCGCAAAATTTACCCAATTAAATCAGCGTCTTAGACGAGGAAAATAGGGTGTCGAGCCGTCCTCCGGTTTGAGGCATGCCAAAAAAGCCAGCAAAACCAATAGGGCGTTCGCCTGGTAGCGAGCCTATACGACGCGAATAAACAGCACTCGAAAGGGGCAGGGGGAGGCAAGGGAACGAGAAAGAGCCCCGCTTGCGTGTTAACAGTGCTGCGAGTCACACAAGCTTCCAGAACGTCGGATTGCGTCCTGAGTGATCCGGCTTCCAGCTTCCCCCCTTCCATCACCAGCACGCTAGGCAGCACCCGCCGCGCATATCCTTCCAAGCCGGGTTAGCGCCATTCCGCGCACCGTCACCGCTACGCCGCGACCGCTTCACCGCGACCACGCAAGCAAGCGAACCATTGACGCAAGGCAGGTGGAAGGGGGAGGGGCAAGCCCCCGGAGGGGGAAGGGGCAAGGCACCCGCCACCATGCCAGCGCGTCACCTGCCGGCCTGCCAAGCCGCACCCTTGGCACTCGCCCCCCGGCAGCACCCGCCGCGACCATAGGCAGACAAGCACCCGTGCCGGGCATTAATTCAATGATATCAATGCGCTAGACACCCCCGCCGGGCTAGGTTCTTCCGAGGGGGAGGGGGCGACCGCGGGTCGGCGGCAGCGCAGCCTTTGAGCGTTTTTGTTATTTCGAAATTCGCCCTTCCGATTCCCGTTTTTCCAGCGAGAGGAAGCGATCGTGTTCAGATCTCCATTCAGCATCACGCCGGTGACGGACGGGCGAGGCGTGGTCACTGGCACCAGGTACTTCTTCGACGAGCTCGACGAGGATCAACGTGAGGAAATCATTCGCAAAATTCCTCGATCGTTCCGGCTGACGACGAAGAAGAATAATTCTCCGGGTCGGGCAAGAAATGACCAGGCGCCACCGGGCGGATACCCCGCGCCGTGCGAAATCATTCTACGGATCGCATCACGAGAATGCGCAACGTAGAACAATCATATCGTTTGGGGTCTCGGATGCGCATCGTGGTCGGTCGATCGAACATGTCGGCGCTTAGGCGCTTCGAGGAAATGGCAAAGCTGCTCGCAAGTCCTCGAGCCAAATCGGAACTGATGCGCGGCGTGATCGACGCAGGCCGCAGGACGAAGACGCCAGTGCAGCGCGCGGTCTTTCGGCAGATGGCGCTGAAGCCTGGCAACTACAACAGCTACGTCGTGGCCGGCACGAGAGGCGTACCTCGCAAGGAGCTCCTGGCTTACGACATCTTCGGTATGAAGGGCGGCGCCAAGATCGAGGCTTACAAGGGCCTGCGCGCAGTAAGCCGAGGCAATAAGCTGAACGTCGGCCGCAAGGGCGGTGATCGCGGCGTGGTCCGATCCGGCGTCTGGAACAACCCGCGCATCTTCAAGCGCTCGTTCGAAGGCACTGCCGGCGGCTTCTATGCGATGCGGCCGGCGAGCGCCGGGACATCGAGCCGCGCACCGAAAGCGCTGTGGACGTTCGGCCTGAAGGTCAGCCAGCCGAGAGGCGCGCGCGGACGGTTCGAAGCGACCAACGTCCAGTATGGCAAGGTCCGCAAGCTCTTCGGCCCGGCGCTGATGAAGGAAATCCCGGAGGACCAGTCGCTCATGACCTTCATGACGCAAGGCCCGATGCACCTCGAGCAGCAGGTGATGAAGCGGGTAACGAAACTGATGAGGTACTGATGGTGGCCCGGACTAAAAACGCCGCAGCACCGGTGAAGTCGTCCACGAAGGCCCTCAAGCCCTTGAAAACCAAGGCGGGGAAGGCGGACGAAAAAACGGCCGTCGACGAGATGGTCGTCAACCAGACCGAAATGGCTGCCGTCCTGGGCGTGACCACGCGGTGGCTCCGGGAGCAAACCGCGGCTGGCATCGTCCCAACGGAAGGACGAGGGCGCTTCAAGATCGGCGCCGTCGTCCAAGCATACATCGCCTACTCCAAGGAAGGGGCGGTGAAAAAGACCGGGACCGAGAGCCTGGACGATCTCCGAAAAGAAAAGGCCCTCGACATCCGCCTCGCTCGAGCGCGGAAGGATCGTGAAGTCATCGCCCTCGACGAAGCCATCAGCACGGCAGAGGAGTTGGCTGGCTTGTTCGTCTCCTCGCTCGTCGGTCTCCCAGCACAGATAACGGGGGTGCCGAGAGAGCGGCAACGGCTGAATGACATCTTCGACGCAGAGCGCTTACGCCTCACCGATCGTTTCACCAAAAGGATCGCAACTCTTCGCACGGGCGAGGAAGATCCTGACTCCACGGCCGAGGACTAACCCGGTCGAGTGGGGCAAAACCCGCGAATACAAGGAAACGGCCGGGCATCCCGGACCGCGCAACCCCTACAAGACGCCGTACATGGTGCCTTTCGCCATGCGGGTTCATGCGCGCACTCACAAGCGCGTCGTCATGGTGGTGTCGGCGCAGTCCGGAAAATCGGAAACGTTCCTGGACCTGATGGGCGAGCGCCTGGACACGGCGCCGGTGCCGATCATCTACGTCGGCCCCTCGAAGCGATTCATCACCGAGCAGTGGGAGCCCCGAATCCTCGAGTTGATGACCGAGACGTCGCTCAAGGATCGGGTCGGCGCCAAGAGCCGGCAGACCAAGAGCCGCAAATTCATCAACGGTGTCCCGCTTCGCCTGGCACACGGCGGCTCGACCGGCGCCATGAAATCCGACCCGTTCGGCATGGCGCTCACTGACGAAGCCGACGAGCTCATGAAGGAGCTCAAGGGGCAGGGTAACCCGATCGGCCTGATCGATGCGCGCGGCGACACCTACGCAGACTTCGTGCATGCGATCACGTCAACGCCGAGCGAGGGGGTGGCTGAAGTGGAAGTCGACCCTGAAAGCGGCCTGGAGTTTTGGGGCGAGAGCGATCCGGAAGAGGTCAAGTCGACCGTCTGGCGCCTCTGGATGACCGGCACCCGGTACCATTGGGCATGGCCTTGCCCGCACTGTGGCGAGTATTTTATCCCGCGCTTCACCTGCCTCGGCTGGGAAAAGCCGAGGGACAAGGACGACCGGGAGCTGCCGTCGACGCCGATCATGGCGATGCAGACCGCGCACCTGGTTTGTCCGCACGGCTGCGTGATCTTCGAAAACGAGACGGTCACCGTCGAGCCGGCCAACCTGCCGGCGAAGGAATGGATGAACACCCGCGGCGTCTATGTTGCCCCAGGCCAGAAGATCCTCGCTGACGGCACAGTCGAGGGCCCCGTCCCGGAAGCGACAACGGTCAGCTATTGGGTGTCGGGCTTGTGCTCTCCGTTCGTGCCGTGGGGCGAGCGCGCTCAGCGCTACGTGGAAGCGGTACGATCGGGCAACCCTGGCGACATCGCGGCCGTCAAGAACCAGGGCTTCGGCGAACTCTATTCGCCAGGTGGCGGCGCGGTACCGGAGTGGAAGGAAGTCGCCGCGCGGGCCAGCCCGGACTATCGCTGCGATGAGATCGCAGAAGGTGTCCGCGTCCTAACGCTCACTGCCGACGTCCAGAAGGACCGGATCTATTACACAATCCGCGGATGGGGAGCGCACGGGACGTCTTGGCTGGTGAAGGCCGGCGAATTGTACGGGTCGACCGAAGAGCTCGAGGTCTGGAACGACCTGGCAGTGGTCGTCACAGACACCTACGACGGCATCCCGATCCGGTTGGCGCTGGTCGACTCCGGCTTCCGGCCCGGCAAGAAATTCGTCGTTCCAGAGCACCGTGTCTATGCGTTCGCTCGTCGCTTCCCCCAGCTTGTGAGGGCGACGAAGGGCGCATCGACAACGATGAGAAAGCCGATCAGCACCAACACGATCGACATCAACATCGACGGCAAGGACATCAAGAAGGGCCTCGAGCTGGTCCGCCTCGACACCGATTACTTCAAGAGCTGGGTGCAGCAGAAGATCCGGTGGCTCGATGACCAACCCGGCTCCTGGTACCTGCCCGAGGATATTTCGGAAGATTACTGCAAGCAGATGGTCTCCGAAGCTCGAGTCCGCGCACCGGGCGGCAAAGTCAAATGGATCATGAAGTCGAAGGCGAACCACTACTTCGACTGTGAGGCCATGCAGGGCGCAGCGTGCATGCTGCTCAACCTGACGAAACTGAGAGATGGACCGCCGCAGCGTCGGCGCCCCGTCCAAGAGCAACCAGCATCACCACAAGAATTGGCTCGGCCGGCGCAACCCAACAAGGGGGGCAGCCGTCCCTCCAGCTATTGGGGAGGTGCTTCAGACAGGTATTGGTGATGGCTGACACACCTCCACTCGATTTGCTTACGCCGGAGGAGAAGCAGGGTTTCCTGCGTGATCTGAAGGAAGCCTACTACTCCGGCACGCATCGTGTTCGCTTCCGTGAGCGCGATGTCACCTACCGCAAACTCGAAGAGATGAAAGCCATCATCGACGAGCTTGAGGACGCCCTGAAACCGGTCCGGCGGCCACGCGCTGCTGTCTTCACCACGTTCGGCCGGGGGTACTGATGTCCAACTTCCTCGACAGAACCATCGGCTTTTTCAGCCCCGAAAGGGGAGCGAAGCGGGTTGCAGCACGGAAGCGGATGGAGGTGTTGGATGGAGTTCGTGGATACGAAGGCGCGTCGAGTGGGCGGCTGGCTCAAGGCTGGCGCACGATTGGCGGAGACGCAAACAGCGAAATTTCGAGAGCGGGTCAAACGCTCCGGGATCGATCGCGCGATGCTGTCCGCAATCATCCGCTCGCGGCAAAGATCGTAACCATCCACGCCAACAACTTCGTCGGCTTCGGCATCACGCCGCAGTTCAAAACCGGTGATGCCGACCGCGACAAGAAGCTCACCGAGCTCTTCGACGAGTGGTCGAAGGTCTGCCACGTCGACGGCTCGACCGATTTCTATGGTCTGGTTTACCTCCTGGCACGCATGATGGTGCAGGACGGCGAGCTCTACATCCGCAAGCGCACGCGCTTGATGAGCGATGGTTTGCCGGTGCCGCTACAGCTGCAGGTGCTCGATAGCGAGTTCTGCGATTGGGCCAAGACCGTCGTGGTCAGCGGCAACCAGGTCATCAACGGCATCGAGTACGACGCGATCGGCCGACGCCGCGGTTACTGGTTCTACCCGCAGAACCCGAAGGGCGGCTTCTCGCTGCTCGGAACGGTTGGAATCAGCAGCTTCGTCCCGGCAACCGATGTGGCTCACGTCTTCGAGCCGCAGACGAACCAGATCCATGGGGTGCCGTGGCTGGCGCCGGTGCTGACCGAGCTGAAAGATCTCAGGGACTACGAGCTCGCGGAGAACATCCGCAAGAAGATCGAGGCCTGCTCTGTGGGCACCGTCGTTCCTGGTGATACCGAGAACGACGACGACCCCAACGTGGGTATTGCAGAAACAGCGGTGCCAGGGGTCGATCGGCCGGCGGTCACCGACATCTACGGCAATCCGCTGGAGCGGATGGAGCCGGGGATGTGGCACGTCCTGACCGGTGGCAAGGACATCAAGTTCAACACCCCGGCGGTTTCGGCGGGCATGGAAGCGTACATCCGCACTCGTCACCGCAGCATCGCTGCTGGCGCGCGGGTCACCTACGAGCTCATGACCGGCGATTTCAGCCAGGCCAATTTCGCATCGGGCAAGCTCGGCCTGCTCGAGTACCAGCGGTTCGTAGGTCATGTGCAGTGGCACATCCTGATCCCGCAAGCACTCGACAAGATCGGCGCTTGGTTCATCGAGGCCGCAAAACTCTCCGGGAAACTTCCGGCGAACGTGGCGGTGAAGATCGAATGGACGCCCCCCGAGGTCGAAAGCATCACCCGTCTCGACGACGCCCGCGCAGATCTCCTCGAGGTCCGCATGGGCAAGCGCTCCATGCCCGAGATCATCGCCAAGACCGGACGCGATCCAGCGACCGTGCTCAAGGAGACTGACGAGTGGAGCGCCAAGGTCGACGCGACCGCCACCAAGCTCATCCTCGATTCCGATCCGCGCAAGGTTACCAACCAAGGCCAGCTGCAGATGACGAAACAGGGTGGCGACAACGGAGAAACCGATGCCCCAAGCTCTTAGAGAGGCAATCGAGAAAGAAATCCGCATCCCGAAGAGCTTCGGCGAGGTCGAGGTGCGGGCCGACACCTTCAACGAGAATGATCGCACAGTCGAGGTTTGCTGGTCCACCGGCGCCAAGGTGAAGCGATATTCCTGGGATGAAGGCTACTACATGGAAGAGCTGCAGGTGGACAAGAAAGCTGTCCGCCTCGATCGGTTCAGCGCGATGTCGTTGCTCGACACGCACGACAACTACTCCATGGATTCGAGGCTGGGCACTGTCGTCCCAGGCTCGGTTCGCTTCGAGAACGGCAAGGCTTACGCGCGCATCAAGTTCTCGAGGAAGCAGCGCGCCGAAGAGATCATGCAGGACATCCGCGACGGACATCCCCTGCCGATCTCGGTTGGCTACAAAATCCACCGGTACGAGAAGACCGAAGGTGCAGACGGGCAGCTGCCTGTGCTGAGGGCGATCGATTGGGAGCCGCTTGAATTGTCGGCGGTACCGATCCCGGCGGACGCCGGAGCAATCTCCAGATCCGAGCCGGACGGCAAGGACTTCGAAACCGTCCTGGTCCGGCAGGACTCACCCCACGCGGCCGTGCCCGCAACTACGAAGGAAAGACCCATGAATAAGCGCGAAGCCGCGAAGCAGTACAAGGGTGATCAGCTGGACGCCCTTGCCATTGGTGCAGGTATTTCCCGCAAGGAAAACGAGACGGACGAGGCCCTGCGCGCTCGCCTGCTCGATGCCTTCGACAAGGAAGACCGCGCCGCTGAAGAAGCCGAAACGGCTCGTAAGGCTGCCGAAACCGAAGCCGCTCGCCGCGCCGCTGACGAAGAAACGCAGCGCCGCGCCGGTCAGCAGCAGCAGCAGGTGCCCCCGACGCAGCAGGGCACACTGACCGCGCAGCAGGCCGCCGAGCAGGCCCGCCAAGCTGTCGAAGCCGAGCGCCAGCGCAACGCTGACATCGAGGCGTTCGCCCGCACCGCGGGCCTGAAGGCTGACGACGAGCTGGTGAAGAAGGCTCTGAAGGACGGTCAGTCCATGGAGCAGTTCCGCAATGCGGTGCTCGACAAGATGGTGGCCGACCAGGGTCGCTCCCCGACCTTCCCGCACAGCGAGACCCGTGGCATGCAGGACGCACAGGAAACCATGCGCCGTATGGTCGCCAACGCAATCCTGCACCGCTCCGGCATGGTCGAGAAGCTGGAAGACGGCGCTCGTGAATGGCGTGCGATGTCGACGATGGACATCGTCAAGGAAATCCTCCGGGCCCGCGGCGAAAGCACCCGAGGCTCTCTGCATGACGTCGCCGAGCGCGGCCTCCATTCGACGAGCGATTTCCCGATCATCCTCGGCGATATCACCCGCCAGACGCTTCTGACGGCTTACGGTCGCTACGAGAATACCTTCCAGCTTTTCGCCACCCGGACCCTGCTGTCCGACTTCCGCGAAACGAAGGTTCTCGATATCGGCAGCGCGCCGGATCTGAAGCTGAAGAACGAGCACGGCGAGTTCACCAGCGGGACGATTCGCGAGAGCGAAGAAGGCATGCGGCTCCAGTCGTATGGTCGCAAGATCGGGTTCACCCGTGAGATGCTGATCAACGACCAGCTCAATGCCTTTATGTCGCTCGTCTCGAATTGGGGCCTGAAGGCCGCCAAGCTCGAAGGCGACGTCGTGTGGGGCGCCATCATCGACAACGCCAAGCTGAAGGATGGCAAGGGCCTGTTCCACGCCGACCACAAGAACTTGGCTGCGTCCGGCACCGCGCTCGACAAGGCGAACCTGATCAAGGCGCGCAAGGCCTTCCGTCAGCAGAAGGATATCGATGGCGAGTCGATCGACATCGCGCCGAAGTATCTGTTCACCGGTTCCGAACTGGAAATCGATGCGCAGACTATCATCGCTGCCGCCTACACCCCGAACACCGCAGGGGACGTTACTCCGCAGGCGATCAAGTCGCTGGTTCCGGTCTACGAGTATCGTCTCGACAAGATCTCCACCGCTGCGTGGTTCCTGTTCGCTGAGCAGCAGGCAACGATGGGTCGCGGCATCAAGTACTTGCACCTGGTTGGCTCTGAAGCCCCGCGCACCAATGAGCGCATCGGCTTCGACGTCGAGGGTGTCGAGTACACGATCGCTCACGATTTCGGCGTCGGCCTGGACGACTACCGGTTCGCCTACAAGAATCCGGGTGTCGCCCCGACCTGATCGGCGGATCAACCTTGAAACACGAGGCGCTGGCTAATCACCGGCGCCTTTCCTTTTTGCGAACAACGGGAGATCCCCATGCGCAATTTCATTCAGCCCGGCAAGGTGCTCACGATGGTGGCGCCGGTCGGTGGTGTCGTCAGCGGCAATTTCTACAAGTTCGGCGCCATCTTCGGCGTGGCCGCCACCTCCGCCGCAGAAGGCAAGGCATTCGAGCTCTCGACCGGTGAGGTCTACGAGCTGCCGAAGACGTCCGCCGAGGCTTGGGTCACCGGTGACGTGATCTATGCGACCCCGCTCGGCATCATGACGACCGCCTCCTCGGGTAACACCAAGGTCGGCGTTGCCGTCCAGGCAGCCGCCAATCCGTCCGGCTCTGGTCTCGTTCGTCTGAACGACAACTTCTAATCGCCTGCCGGCGGCTCTTAGGGACTGCCGCAACTCCCACAAGGAATTAGGAAAATGACGAAGAAGACCGCAGCTAAGGCCGACCTCTCGAAGGGCTACGTGGCCGCATTGGACACCATCTTCGAAGGCAAGCCGGTTCGCGAAGGCGTGCCTGTCGACGTCAAGGGCATGGCCGAAGAGCGCGTCCAGGAATACCTCGACGCCGGCTTGATCGAGCTCCCGGACGAGCCGTCGAAGGAGGCCGTGGAAACGAGCAAGCAGCTCTCGGAAGAAGCCGCAAAGATCGACACCTCCGGCGACAAGCGCACCGAAAAGTAAGGGGCAGGCAATGGCACTCTTCAACCGCCTGGACAAATTGACGAGCCGGGCGGTTGATACCGTCAACGCCACCCGCTTCGTGCTCACGCCGATGACGAGCACGCCGAACGGTCGCACCCAACGCGACTCCAACCGGCAGATCATCGATGGCCGCGGCATCTTCGACTATGTCGAGATGGAATACGGCGTGCAGCTCGGCGTGCGCAAATCTTACCGAGAGGGCAATGACCTTCGGTCCGTCCAGTCTGGACGAGATCCGCAGTTATCGGTTGACCGCAAATATTTCGGAAGCTTGTCCGAGGAGGCGCTGCAGGGCGACATCGTCAAGTTTCCGGATGACCCCGACCTTCCAGATTTTCAGGTGACGAAGGCGCAGCGTGACGGGTTGACCCGCATAAAGCTCGACCTCGTCCAGATAGGAGGACAGGCATGAGCCTGAACCGCTTGGTAGCGCGGCTCTCCGTCGTGTCCGCCCTGAACAATTACCTCACGGCGCCCTGGCCGACGCTGGCCGGTCCGAACATCTTCGACTCCAAGATCGAGCCGGTCGAGGATATGAAGCTGGACCGCGCGTTCCCGTGTGCCGTTGTCTACACCGACTACGACAAGGACCATTGGGCGAAAGCTGACAGCGATCGCAAGCACCGCCTCATGACGGTCACCATCGAACTGCTGATCGTTCAAGTGGCGGAGCAGATCGAGACAGAAGGTCAGCCGACTCGCTATCAGCTCGAGACGCCGACCACGGACAGCGAGATCGAAACCTCGCTTGACATATTCGAGGTGCAGATCTTCCGCGCGCTCAACGCCGGCAACGTGGCGAGCGACTGCTTCAACTATCTGTGCACGTCCTACGACAATGTGATCAGCCGCCGCGGTGCATCGATTGAGGGCGGCCAGCGCCTGGCAGCGCGCCAGCTCACGCTCGAAATGAAGACGCCGCGGGACAATATCAAAGGGGTCATCCCGGAGCAGATCGCGGCATTCCTCAACAAGCTGGAGGAGCATGCGGACTACGGAGACCGCGTCGACGACATCCGCGCCATGTTCACCGCTACCGCTTCCGAGACGGCGGGGGAGAAGGCACGGAAGGCTTACGGCTATTCGACGGATGTCGGCAGGATGCTCGGCTACGAGCCTGGGCCAGAGGTGCTCCTGCCGCCGAACCTGACCTTCCAGCTCAAGGGAGGTTGAGGACATGAGCTACGAGGTGGTCTTCCGCCGACTGCTCGACCGTATTGAGCTCCTCGAGCGCACCCTTCAGCGTGTCCAGACCCGTCAGAACAGCATGTTCCGCGAGGGCGTTGTCACGTCGGTCGATGCTGAAAACTATACCGCGATTGTCGATGCACACGGGATTGAGAGCAAGCCCGTCCCCTGGCTGCAGCAGGCCGGAGAGATCAACGAATGGACGCCGCCATCAAAGGGGCAGCGGGTCGTCCTCGTTTCGCCCGGCGGGGACATGGGGAAAGCATTCATTCTGCCCGGAGGCTTCACCGACCAGGTGAAGCAACCGCACGACAAGAAAGCCGAGAAGCGTGTGACGATCGGGGGCTGTGTCCTCACGCAGTCGGCTTCCGGCGTTGTGCTCGACGTCGACGGCACGAAATTCGAATTCACCGCCGACGGATTCAAGCAGATCGGCGGCGACCAGATCCACGAGGGTGGCAAGCAAGAGCATGACGGCTTGAACGTCGGCAGCACGCACGTCCACGGCGGCATTCGCGTCGGCGAACAGGACACCAAAACCCCTCACTGAAGGAGAAGACGATGGAAAAGACGATCTATTACGCAGCGGCCGAGGGCCACATCCTGGGCAGCTGGCGTAAAGCCGGCGACCCCGTCGGCGAGCTGACGGATCGCGAAGCGAAGTATCTGGAGATGCACGGGACGATCTCCAAGACGAAGCCGGAAACGAGACGCAAGCCGCCTGCGCCGGAACCTGACCCGGCAGTGATTGAGCGGAAGACGCGCTAATGTCTCGAGTCGGGTTCGACGCGACGACCGGCCGCCTGCTCTATGGGTGGGACCACTGTGTCCAGAGCATCACCAAGATCCTGACCACTGAACTGCGCGAGCGGGTGCAGAGGCGGAGCTTCGGCTCCGTTCTCCCAAGAATGATCGACCGTCCACAGAACCAAGAGACGGTGATCGACATCTACATGGCCGTTGCGGAATCGCTCGAGCCCAGGGTGGTCGAAGGCCATCAGATGGGAGAGCCAGGCTTCGTGCTTCTGAGGACCAGCCTTGATGCTGGACAGGCCGGTCATCTCATCATGCTCGTCAGCGGCGTGTTTTTCGAGAACGGCCACCTCGGCGACTACAGCAACCCAGCCGCTCGTGAAATCTCCTTCGTGGTCACAAAGGACAGTTTGGAGATCGCCGCGGCTTAAGCTCGAAAGGAAGGGCGTTGTCCATTTCGGCGATCGACATTACCAAATTGCCAGCGCCAAGAGTAATCGAAGAGCTGAACTACGAGGCCTATCGAGCTCGCGGCATTCAGGAATTCGTCGCGGTATGGGAAACCATTCGTGTCGATAATCCCTCTCTTGGCCTACCGTCTTACACGGTCGGCATGCTGGAGACCGACCCTTTCGTCATCCTCAACGAGGCGGAAAGCTATCGCGAGACGCTCCTTCGTGCGCGGGTAAATGCCGCGCTCCGAGCAACTCTTTTGGCCTTCGCCAAGGGCAGCGACCTCGATCATCTCGCAGCCTTCTATGACGTCTCGCGGATGATCGGCGAGCTTGACGACCGGCTCGTGAGCCGCGTCATCCTTGCCATCCAGGGGCGATCAACCGGCGGTACCGAACCCCGCTACAAATTCATCGCCATGTCGGCAGATCTGCGCGTCCAGGACGCCAATGTCTACACGGTTGGCCGTAGCCCGCTCATTCACGTTGCTGTCTTCTCAACCTCCCCGGACGGCGTGGCGCAGGAGGATCTCCTAGCTATCGTCAATGCTGCTCTGCAAGACCCGGCGGTCCGGATGGTCAACGACACCATCGTCGTTGCCTCGGCTGTGAAGCAAGTGGTGAACGTGGTCGCGGATGCTTGGCTGCTGCCAGACGCCGACGTCGCAACCTTGGACCGGGCCGCAGACAATCTCCGGGCTGCATGGTCTGCCGCTCGGTCGCTAGGCCGCGACTTCACCGTCAGCTGGTGGACGGCGCAACTGATGATCGCGGGGGTTCACAAAGTGACGCCAATCACGCCGTTCACTGACGTGATTGTGCCGTCGTCAGAGTCAATTTCGATCGGAACGATCACCCTAAACAACAGAGGACGGGCCTACTGATGACTTCTTTGCTCCCCCTCAACACAGGATTGTTCGAGGGGGCGCAGGAGAAGGCCCTTCAGGTGAGGTGGCCGCTTCTGGAGTCCGGGGCAGACGCTATCGCTTCCGCGAAAATGGCTCCTCCGCCTTCAGTCCTGCCATTCCTGGTCTACGAATACGGGCTGGGCGAGCTGACGCCCTACGTTCCCAACCTCTACACGCTTGTTGTCGATCGGGAGGGCGTGAACTGGCAGCGCATTCGCGGCACGCCAGCCGCAGTTAGGAAGGGGCTTGGCTGGCTCGGCTATTCCGCCACGATGGAAGATGCCTGGCACGGCAGGGTCTACTGGAACAGCACCCAGCTGCGGTTCCCGGTGCTGCCAGCGAATGACAATCCGGATCTGGAGCGCATTGAGGGGATCACCCGCCTTTCGATGCCGCTGCGTTCCCGTCTTCGCCGCGGTGTCCACCGGTATGATGTTGGCGCGCTGGAAGCAGACGGAAGCCGGCTCGACGACAGCATGCTCGACCGCGAGAGCGGTGTGGCCGTCACGGCCGCCGGCACGCTCTGGTCGTTCGGCCGCACGACGCAGATCGATCATCAGTTGACCGAAGCCGAAGGCACAGCGATCGGCAACTGGATTCCGGTACCGGGCGATGCCGGGCTCAAATGGGTCGATATGCAGTACCCGTGGGTGACTGCAAACTTCCTGTGGGCCGCCAATCCAGCTGCGCAGCGCCGGACGCTGATGGCCGCCTGGTTTGTCGGGCGGGTCCACTACGTCACGTTTCGCGACCAGCAGGGCGCTGTTATCGGCCATCGTCGCTGCCGCGCTGATCAAGCGGTTCGCCAGGAAGTCGACGGCGTCTACGAGATCGGCGGTGTCCGCTATCAGCCGCGACCAGGTGCGACTCGTGTCTATCTCGAAGCCATGACCGACTTCGAAGACGCTTTCGACGTCGAGGCGAAATCAGTCGAGCTGACGGTCGGCGCAACCCTCGCGGCCGCCACCAAACCCGGCCGCCTATGGCTGCAGCCCGGCGAACTCATTGGCGGTCATCCGATCGCCGTCACGTCTGTTTCCCTGCCGCTGCGCAAGACCGTGCGCGAGCAGATCAAAATCCTAATGAGGTTCTGATGTACGAGCACGAAAGCGGCCTGCCGTTCGCGTATGATCGCGCCGCCGGCAAACCGGAGCAGCAGGGGGTTGTCTTCTATGGTGAGCGTCATTTCATCCAAGGCGCCGATCTGAACGATGCGCAGCGGATCATCCGAGGTCGGCATGACCGGCTCGGCCGCCTGGTCGCCCGCGAAGGCGACCGCATCGAGCGCGCTGACGCCATCATCGACCTCGAATCCGGTGCAGTCACGCTTGCTTCAGGCAGCATCTACGTTTCCGGCGACGTGTTCCCGGTTGCTGAGGCTGTGCTGGAAGACGTGCCGATGTCCGGCCGCGTCGAGATCGGCGTTCGCCTCGTTCGCACCTATCTGACGCACGAGGACGACCCCTCCCTTCTCGGACTCGTCCCCGGTTCTCTAGCCGAAGGCGAGCCTGGGGCCGCTCGTGAGACCGCGAGCATTTCCTGGGCGCTTGAAGGGGATGGCGGAGAAGGCGCCTTCTATTCCGTCTACACTCTCTTGGACGGCACCATCCTCGACCAGACCGGCCCGTCCATTCTGGAACCGGCGCTGCAGGCGTTGGCCGCCTACGATCGGCCGAACGGCAACTATATCGTCTCGGGCTGCCGCGTGACGGCGATCAGCGTCAACGCTGGCAACCAGCTTTTCTCGATCGAGCAAGGCGAGGCCAATATCAACGGTTACAAGCGCACTCGCCTCGCGGCTCTGAGGCATGCCCAGCCTGTGGTTTGGGAAGAAGTCGCGATTCCCGGCGAGACCCACACCTATGCCGGGGGGGAGGAGTTTACCTTCGCGGTCGACCTGGCGCCGATCGGCGTGATCAACGGCATCCTACTGACCAAGGAAAAGACTGTCACCCTAACCCGCGGCGCGATCGCCAACGGCTCCGACGGTCTGCCAGACAGCAGCGTTATCTCGGTCTCGGCGGTTGTTCAGGGCGGAACCACTTTCGTCGCGGGGACTAGCTACAACCTCGTAGCCAACGCAATCGATTGGGCGCCGGCAGGCCCCGAACCGGCCGCTGGAACGACCTATAACGTGACCTATCGTTATCGGGCTGCTGTGGTCGCGACGTCCAACACCGACACGCACATCACTGTCTCGGGCGGCGCAGCGAATAGCGATATCATCGTCTCCTATACGCAGAAGCTGCCGCGCATCGACCGCTTGTGCCTCGGGCAAGATGGTTCGCCTATCTACATCAAAGGCCTGCCGGCGCGCAGCAATCCGATGCCGCCGGGTGTGCCGAGCGATGTTCTGAAGCTCTGCCAGATCTTCAACGACTGGATGTCTCCGCCGGTAGTCACCAATGACGGCGTCCGGTCGATGACCTATGAGGATCAGTGGCGGTACTTCAACCGTGTCATCGATTTCGAGCGGCTGTTCCAGCTGGAGCGCCTCAAGAACAACATCGACTTCCGGGAGCCGGTCTCCAAGAAGGGGATCTTCGTCGATCCTTTCGTCGACGACAGTTATCGGGATGCCGGTGAGTTGCAGAGCGGCGCGATCGGCAATGGCATGCTGCAGTTCGCCATAACGCCGACCTTCTTCACGGCGACCCTGACCGCGCCCGTGATGCTGGATCTGATCGAGGAAGTCCTGGTCACTCAGGATCTGAAGACGGGTTGCGAAAAGATCAACCCGTATCAGAACTTCAATCCGCTGCCAGGCACCTTGCGCCTGACGCCCGGGGTCGACTTCTGGACCGAGGATCGGACGGAATGGCTGTCGGCGCAGACTATCGAGTTCAATCGCGGTACGCGAACCGATGGCGGGCCGCTTCAGACGGTCAACAGTCAGAACCAGCTGGTTGATCATCGTGTCGAGCAGTTGGAATTCCTTCGGCAGATTCCAGTCGAGTTTACGATCAGCGGCTTTGGCGTTGGCGAGATCCTTGAAACGTTGACCTTCGACGGCATCGACATCAAGCCCGCCGGCGAACAGGTCGCCAACGCTCAAGGCGAGATCACCGGCACCTTCACCATTCCGGAGAATGTCACCGCCGGCACGAAGATCGTCTCGGCCAAAGGCGCGGGTGAAACCGAAGCCAACGCCATGTTCACCGGCCAGGGCACCATCGAGATCGACACGATGCGGCGGGTGACCACTGTCCAGAACTGGTCCGCTCCGCAGCTCGTCCAGTGGGTGCAGGACCGGGGAAATCCGGGCTGGGATAACAACAGCACGACCGATGGTACCGGTGGCTCTTCCGATCCGCAGGCGCAGATGTTTGCGGTACCGGAAGTGCGGCAGCTCGTCGGCGTCGATTTCCACATCTGCCATGTCGGCAACCAGGCCAACCATTTGCTTGTTGACCAGGTCTCAATCAGCAACGGCTATCCGACCAGCAATGTCGCTGCCGAGGTAGTCGTGCCGATGACCGACGCGGTCCCAGGCTGGAAGTCGGCTCGTTACAATCTGCCTCTGACGACGCCGGCTGACCGGACGCACGCCTTCGTCATCAAGACAGATGATGCTGACCATTCGGTGTCGTTCGCCAAGCTCGGCGGGTTTGACGAGACTCTGCAGAAGCACGTCACGTCGCACCCCTACGTGACTGGTCCGCGCTTCTCGTCTGTGAACGCACAGACCTGGACCGCTCATCAGGACGAGGCGCTCACCTTCCGCGTCGTCGCTGCGAGATACCCGGTCACCACGAAAACCGTGGAGCTGGGTAGCTTCGACCTCGTGCAGGCATCCGACCTACAGGTTCGTGCAGCGGTCGAGCTTCCCGGGCCCGGCTGCTCGGTTGTCTTCGAGATCGAGCGGACCAACGGCACGATCTATCGCCTCTTGCCGTACCAGGTGCTGCAGCTCACCGAGTTCATCACCGAAACGGTGGAACTGCGGGCAATCCTGACCGGGACGGAGAAACTCTCTCCGATCCTGTTCGCCCCGGTTCAGCTGGTTGCCGGCGAGATCGGCACGTCGCTGACCTACATCACCCGCGCCTTCACACTCGGCGCTGCCGTCCGGCTCGCCACCTACTTCAAGGCGTTCCTCCCGGGTGGTGCGTCGGTTGCGATGGATTATCGCAAGGACGGCGGTGCCTGGACTGAGCTGCCGTTCGTCAGCGCCGAAGCCTTGGCATTCCCGCTTTGGACGGAACGGAAGCATGAGATCACCGGCCAGACCGGAATGCTCGTGCAACTCCGCATCACCGGAACCGGAGGGCCAGCGGCTCGGCTCATCATCGGCGATCTTGGCGCCGGCATCTTCTGAGGATCGAAATGGCAGTCACCGAACACTACGAGATCCCGCTTCCGGACCCGGCTGCGGAGGTCGACGATGAATTCTATCGCCTGCAGCAGGCTTGGACTCTCGTCGACTCGGTCCTCTGGCTGCTGGCGCAAGCCATTGCCGAGAAGGCAAACGTCAACCACACGCAGGCGATGTCGACGGTTGTCGGCTTGGTCGAAGAGTTGGCCGGTAAGATGCCGGCCAACAGGACTTTCTCCCTCGATGATCTGACGGATGTGAACGGAGCTGCCGGCGCGGCGAACAATTACGTCCTGGTCAAGAACGCCAGTGGGCAATGGGTGCCATCTTCCGCCATTGCCGCGCTGGGACCGCACCAGCATGGGGCCGGCGACATCGTCGGTCTAGCGGCTGCAATCAACGCAGCTGTCGCGGCTGTCGTTGGCGCTGCGCCTACCACCCTCGACACGCTGAATGAGCTGGCGGCCGCCCTTGGTAATGACCCCAACTTCGCCGCGACGATCATGGCTCTGCTGGGGCAGAAGGCGGCAGCGGCAGACGTTTACACCAAGGCACAAGTCGATGCGGCTATCGGTGCCATCCAGGGCGTGCCCTCGGGCTTCATCATTGCGGGGGCGACGCCTACGGCTCCGGCTGGTTGGTTGAAGTGTAACGGACCGGCGATCAGCAGGACGACATATGCCGGCCTGTTCCACGAACTGGTCACGAAACCCGGCTACACTCCGCAAGCTTTCACTGTCTCGATTGGCTCGCCGGGTCTTTTCTCGAAGGCCGCTCACGGCTTTCTTGGCGGTGAGCGCCTTCGTTTAAGCACAAACGGCGCGTTGCCAACGGGGTTGAATACAACCACCGACTACTTCGTCATCTTTGTCAGCGTTGACACATTCTATTTGTCGACCTCTGACATTGCGCCTGTTCCTATCAACACTTCAGGAACGCAGTCAGGGACACACACTTACCTGATGAGTTTGTGGGGGCTGGGTGACGGAGTCACGACCTTTAACGCTCCCGATCTTCGCGGTGCGTTCCTTCGCGGGATGGAGGGATTTGGTCGCGGCCTTGACGTTGGAAGATCCGTGGGTTCGTTCCAGCGAGATGCAATGCAGCCGATTACCGGCAGTGCCGGTGGCACGCTTCCTGGCGCAGCCAACGGGGCGTTCTTCTACTTCGGCGCGGCCACGGACTCATGGAGCCGAGGCGGCGGCAGCGGCACGGCCACCGCGTCACGCGTGGACTTTGACAGCTCCAGGCAAGTGAGGACGGCGGCTGAAACTCGCCCGGTCAACGTCTCCTTGCATTATTTCATCAAGATTTGAGGCGGCTGCGATGGAAATCTACCACTACCACCCGGTGACCGGCTCACTGCTGGGAAGAGGGCCGGCTGATCCTGACCCTCTAGATAACCCCCATGGCGATCCTGCCTTGCCGTTTCTCATCCCGGCGTATGCGACAACAGTTGCGCCGCCGGAACCCGTCGCGGGCACAGACAGGGCGTTTCGGGACGGGGCGTGGGCCTATGTCGACATCGAGCCACCGGAAGAAGAGCCGGAGCGAGAGGTGCTTCCGCCTTCCTCGGGAGACGTAGATGCTGAACGGGATCGACGCATCGACGCGGGCTTCACCTTCCAGGGCGTTCTGTATCAGGCGGACAGCGAGGCAAGGGAAAACATCATGGGCGCGCACAAGGCCGCTTCTGATGCGATGACGCTATTCGGCGCGCAGGAGGGCGATCTCGCTTGGCAGCAGCTCATCGACCCCAATGCCCCGGCCGAGTTCAAATGGATTGCGGCAGATAATTCGCGGATTCCCATGGATGCGCCCACTGTCCTTCGCTTCGGCTATGCCGCCTTGGGCCACAAGTCGCGGCACATCTTCGCCGCGAGCGACCTGAAGAGCATGGACCCGATCCCGTCAGACTTCGCCACCAACCCGACTTACTGGCCGGCGAGCGACTGACCGCCTGAAAATCTCACTGACCTTTCTCAAGGGGCGCTCCGGCGCCCCTTTTCAATTCGCGGGCGCTGATCGCTATCAAAGGAGACAATTGCAATGGCCGACATCTATCTACACGGCGTGGAAACCGCTGAGAATACCAATGGGCCGCGCCCGGTCATGACCATCGACACCGGTGTCATCGGCCTCGTCGGTACCGCACCGGATGCCAGCGACCAGCTCTGGCCGTTGGACACCGTCGTGCCGATCTACGGCTCCAACGGCGCGGTGCAGGGACTCGGCGCAGACGGCACCCTCAAGGACGCTATCGAAGGAATCTTCGACCAAGCGGGCCGCGTGTCGCAGACAATCTTGGTTGTGCGCGTCGAGCAGGGCGATAACATCCTCGAGACGATGGCTAACGTCCTCGGCAACTCGACGCAGTTCACCGGAATGCACGCACTGCGGAAGGCGCCTGGCGAACACGGTTTGAAGCCGAAGCTGCTCATCGCGCCGGGCTTCACCTCGGTCCGTCCGACCGACGGCATCAAGACCATCGCCAAGGCGACCCCGGGCGCAGGCTATACCTCGGCTCCCACGGTTACCATCACGGGTGGCGGCGGGGGTGGCGCCACGGCGGTCGCCACCATCAACAGCGAAACGGGCGAGCTCGACCAGATCGTCATCACCAACCCGGGCTTTGGCTACACCTCGGCTCCAACGGTCACGCTGACCGGCGGTGGCGCAACCACGCAGGCCACGGCAACGGCAAGCGTCGGCACGGTGGCGAACCCGGTCACGATGGAACTGCTCACCCTCGCGAACCGGTTCCGCGCTGGCGTGATCAAGGACTCCCTGGCGACCACCACGTCTGCCGCGATCTCCGATCGGCTGGATTACGATACCGATCGCCTGCTGATCATCGAGCCGATGGCGAAGATCTTCAAGGATGCGGTCGTGGTGCAGGAGCCGCCGTCGGCTCGTGTCGCCGGCCTGCAGGCGCGGGTGGACTACAGCGAGGGCTTTTGGGTCTCGCCGTCGAACCACGTCATCGAAGGCATTGTCGGCGTGTCCCGCCCGATCGAGCACTCGATCACGGACCCGTCCGCCGAGTCGCAGCTCCTCAACAAGAACGCGGTCGCTTGCATCGTTCGGTCCCCCAACGGCGGCTTCAAGCTGTGGGGCTCGCGGGTGCCGTCCTCGGAATCTCTAAAGGCGTTCTGGTCGGTCCGGCGTGCCCACGACACGATCATCGACTCGATCGAGCGTGCGGCCGAGCCGTTCATCGACAAGCCGTTCAGCGTGCAGGTGCTCGTTGACATCGCTGAGACCGTGAACAGCGCGCTCCGCCGGTGGAAGGCGATGGGGGCAACCCTGGGCGGCCGCGTCTGGCTCGATACCAAGCTCAATACCAAGGAGACTTGGGCGAGCGGTCAGCTCTTCATTAGCTACGACGGTGAAGCGCCGGCTCCGATCGAGCACATCACGTTCATCTTCAACCGGAACACCGGCTACTACGAGGAGCTCGGCTCCAGTGCCGTCCGCGAGATCGCCCGCATGGCTGGCACGGCTATCCCTGCCAACGCCTGATCACAACCGCACGCATAAGGAGATCAAACCATGCGGCATATTCTGCAGGGCTTCACCATGTTCATGGATGGGCTCGACTTCGGCATCGACACGGAGGAAGTGGAGCTCCCGCTGCCGACTCCGGTCACCCAGGAGTACCGGGGAGGCGGCCAGGACTTAGGGATCACTCTTCCCATGTCTGCGATCGAGGCCATCCAAATCACAGTCAAGATGGCGGGCCACAACCCGGACATCATGGCTGTCATGGCGCAGGCTCCGGGCGTCACCCGTCGCGTCACCTTCCGCGGCGGTGTGATGCGGGAGCAGGACGGCGGGATCGCAGCTCATGTCTGCATCGTCGAAGGCGCCATCAATGGCAGCTCTCGCGACCGCTGGCAGCGCGGTGAGAAGTCCGGCGTCGAGTTCGTCATGAACGGCGTCAAGTATTTCCGCTACGAGGCCGACACCCGCATCATCCATGAGCTTCAGGTCTGGCCTCCGGTCCGGATGATCAATGGCGTCAACCAGCTCGCAGCTCTCAACCAGGCGCTCGGCTATTAAGCCGAGCCCCCAACCCAAAGGAGAGTGACGTGGTGGATCAGGTCACAAAGGCAATGTCGCAACAGGAAATGGATCGCGTCCTGGAGCGCAAGGCAAAAGAGGTGGAGGTGGGTGCTGTTGCCAGCATGGCGCCTCCGGAATTCGTCGAGGGCGCGGTGAGGCACATCAGCGTGCCCCTCGATTACCCGGTCGTCTTCAACGGCGAAACCATCGACAAGGTCGTCATCCGGCGGCCGACCATGAGGGAATGGCGCGCATACCTTCGGGAATGTGTCGACGCGGTGAGAGAGAGGGGGCCGGGCGCTGACGACCTTGTCGATCAGGTCTGGCTCAGTGTCCCCGCCGTCGTCCTCGAGAGCCTAGATTTCGTCGATGGTTCGCGCGTGGAGAGCGCGCAAGAGGGTTTTTTCGAACGTGCAAAGTCGCCTCCAGAGACGGGGGCGGCGGATTCGTCGTCCAGCACATCCGACACTGGAGAACCTTCGCCTTCGTCGTGATGAGGGAGAGCCAGGGCGGCGTGAGCATGGAAACCATTTTGGACGGCACTTTCCCGGATCTCGTCGATCTGTGGGAGGAGGCCGTCTACATTCGATAGGTGAACAATGGTCAGCCGCACCGCTACCCTCAGACTCCAGCTCATTGACTCGGTAAGCGGCCCCTCAAAGAACGCTGCCGGCGCGATAGGCAGCATCAACTCGGCGCTCGCCAAGCTCGGCAAGGGTGGATCGCCGGAGATCCGGCGGCTCGCCAAGCAGCTCGAGTACCTTCAGAAGAAGGCGGGTTCTATCGAGGATTTCACGGCAAACCGCCGTGGCTTCAAGGATCTTGCCACGCAAATGAAGGCGGCGCAGAGCAACGTCTCGCGCCTCGAGGCCGCGCTTAAGTCCGCATCCAAGCCCACGGCGAAGATGAAGGCGGATCTCGAGTCGGCCAAGGTTTCGCTTCGATCGACGACGCAGGCTTTCAGGGACCAGGGCAACGCCGTCCGCCAGTCGGAACGCGCGCTGCAGGCCTATGGTGTCGCCGGCCGGCGTGGGATCTCCAGTTCGCAGCAGGCGATCCGCAACGAGATCGCCAAAACGATCCGTGAAATGCGCCGCCTCGACCAGGAGGCCCGCAAGCCGAAGCCCCTGACGCCTCGGCCGCCACCCAGCCAGCGTCCGCCGGGTGGAGGGTCTCCAGCCTATGACGCCGTTACGGCGGTGGGCGGCGGCGTGGTCGCCAACACGGGCAAGAATATCGCTCAGAAGTCATTCTTCTTGGGTGTCGATTTCAATCAGGCCGCCGAATACCAAGCTGCGTTGGGTGACTTCAAAGGCGATGATCGGACCTCGCTCAACCGCCAAGCCGAGAAGATCGGTGGCGACACCCGCTTCTCAAACGTGGACGTCGTCAGGGCGCAGACCACGATCCTTCAGCGCGGTATCCGCGACGTGAAGCAGATCATGGATTTGACGCAGAAGGTCACCGACTACTCGCTCGCCATGGGCGTCACGCTCGAGGAAGGCGCTGAGGCGGTCACCGGCTCGGCACTGTCGAAGCGCATCGACCTCAAGGACACCAAGGCCATCGGCAACTTCGTCGACTTCATGGTCTGGATGGCGAAAAACGGGGGCATGTCCAACGAAGACGTCAGCCAGTTCGTCAAGTACGGAGGTGCATCCACGACGGGCGCCAAGCTGTCCGACGAGACTATGGCCGCCATGGGCATGATTCTGCGCCGCTCCGGCGTGCGAGGGGACGAGGCTGGTGTGTTCGCGCGCTCTGCGGCGTCGAAGCTCGTAGCGCCCACGCAGAAGGGCAAGGACGCCCTGGCAGCAATGGGGATCGACTTCAGCAAGTTCACGGAGATCGACTCCATGAATGAGGCCGGCATCGGCATCATGATGAAGCAGAAGTTCGGGGCCAATCTAACCGACGACATGAAGGCGAAGGTGAGGGACCTCATCCAGAACGGTGAGTTTACGGACCAGGAAACCGGTGAGAGCCGATCGGTCATCTCCGATACCGGCGAGTTCACTTCGCAGATGAGCCAGATCCTGGCCCCGCTGTTCGCCGGCAAGAATGGGAAGATGTCTGTTCAAGACGCGAAGGCTCTTTCTAAGGCCCTTGCTGACTATCAGAAATATTCCATCGACAGCGTCGACACGATGGGGCTGCTCAACGCGATCGCCGGCGCCAATCCGGGTATCGGCAACCTCAATGCTTTCTTCACGGACAAGCAGGGCGGCCGCGCCAACACGATCTTCTCGCAGTGGGCGGAGTTCCAAAGACTGCTCGGGATGATGCAGAACGTGCCGGGTGGCGTCGCCAACAAGATCGGTACCGAAGCGAACCAGGGCATTTACGGTGATTGGACGAAGCTAACCGGTACCATCGAAACGGCCATGACTCGTATCGGTCAGGATTGGGAGTTCGCGACCAGGCCGATGATCAACAAGGCGAACGAGATTGTCGATGGCTTTATTGGCCTGTCGGACAACACTCGACGCCTCATTGAAGCTTTCGGCGCGGCGACGGCGGTCCTTGCGGGCTATGCTGCCGTCCAGGGTGCCAAGGGGCTGCTGGGCCGGATATTCGGTGGCGGTGGCGGAGTCGCGGCCGCTGGAGGCGCAGCCGCCGTTGGTGGTGGGGTGCTATCGAAGGTTTCCAAGGCCGCCCGCTTCCTGGGGCCGGTGGGGGGCGCGATCACCGCATATCAAGTGGGGAGCACGCTCGGCGAAGGCCTCAATGAGGTAGGCTCCCTTGCGGCCGGCAAACACTGGATGCCCAAGTCGCAGGAGGATGCTGACGACCTTCGCGCCTTGGCGGAGGAGAAGCGGCAGAAGATCGCGCAGATCCGGAACAACTCGAAAATACCGGAGATGGCGGCGTCTCTGATTCAGCCGCTTCAGGCGGATCTAGACACGCTGGAGGCCCGCATCCGGGCCTTCGACCAGATCAACGTGAAGCCGACCGTGGACACCGGCAGCATCGACGCCGCGCAGTCCAAGGCTGACCAACTGAGGGCTACTCTTGGCGGGCTCGGAGCAAAGACCGCGCCTGCCGGAGATCCACCCACGCCGATCACTGGCGCTCGTGCAAAGGGCGGCCCCGTTAAGGCGGGGCACAACTACCTCACGGGCGAGAAGGGAGTCGAGGTGTTCACGCCGGGAGCCAACGGCTTCATCACGCCGAACGACAAGCTGGGCGGTGGTGGTGGCTCGGTCTCAGTGCACCAGGTCAACCACTTCCACGGCGGTCGCGGCAAGGATGACGGCGAGCTTGTTCGCACTCTCGATCGCCAACTCAACCGCGCCGCTCAGACAGCGTTCTCGAGCATCAGATACGGAGACAGTTAATGCTTATGGCCTGGGGATCATACCGGTTCACCGTACCGAACTACTCGGTCGAAACGCTCCGGCGGTCCATCGAGGCGAGGGTGGAGCCGCAGAACATCATCGGCGCGGCTCCCTCTCTTCACCGACTCGGGCCTGGCAACGAAAAGCTCACGCTCTCTTCGACATTCCACCCGCGCCACCTCAACGGGCGCGGGCTGGAGCAGCTGGCGGGGGTGCGCCAGGCCGTCAACGCACTCTTGCCTCTGCCGCTTGTCCATATCAACGGAGCCGGCATGAACATCTTCGGCAACTGGATCGCCACCTCGGTGGAGGATGAGCAGACGGTGCTCGACAATGCCGGCACGCCGCAGATGGTCACCGTGACCATGAACCTGACGCGCGACGACCCGTCCACGGCCCGGTCGATCGCGATCGCGGCGGTCCTGGGCGGAATCAACTTCAGTGTGAGGCTCGGTTTCTGATGCCTGTTCCGTATTTCACGATTTCGGCCGATGGCGTGGACGTCACCAGCCGGCTCGCTGGACTCGGCATGACCATGACGGTCACCGACGGCGCGGGCCTCAAGTCCGACACACTTCAGATCACCATCGACGATCCGGACGGCTCGGTCGAGCCGCCACGCACAGGCGCCGTTCTCAACCCGATCGGGGGCTACGAGGGGCGGATGCGGGACTTTGGTCTCTTCTCCGTCGACAGCGTGGTCTATACCGGCTGGCCGCAGAAAATCACAATTGACGCCAAGTCGGTGGCGGCGAAATCACTCGCCAAGCAGCGCGAGCCGAAGGCGTACCCGAAAGAGAAGTATCCGACTTACGGGGACATCTTCTCTGAGATCGCCGGCAAGATCGGCCTGTCGCTACAGATCTCCGTCGCGATCGGCTCAAAAGGAAATCCGTATGAGGCGCAAGCCGAGGAGGACGCCCTCGAATTCACCACGCGCCTCGGCGAGAAGCTGAATGCCTCCGTCTCCGTCAAGTCCGGCCATATGGTCGTGGCGAAGAAGGGATCAGGTGAAAGCGTAAGTGGTGGAGCGATGGGCGTGATCTTCGTCGCCAAGGGCTACAACATCCTCTCTTACAACGTCACGGAGAAGGATGAGCCGAAGCATTCGGAGGTCGAGGCGACCTACTTCGACCGGAACAAGAACAAGCGCGAGACTGTCACCGAGTCGACGGGGCTGGACGGCCCGAAATTCCTGGTGCGCACACCCTTCCAGAACAAGGAAGAGGCGGAGGAGGCGGCCAAGGCTCGCGCCAGCGAACTGGTGCGAATGACGGGCGACGCCAGCTTCGAGATCGACGGCGAACCCTTCGCGCAGGCGGAGTCCTACGCGGTCGTGAGCGGGTGCCGATCGCGCGTCGATGGCCTGTGGTGGGTGCAGACAGCAACTCACCAGTTCAGCGCCGACGGCCCATACACGACGTCGCTGCAATGCGGAGCTCCTACCGATGAGGGCAAGGGCAACGCTTCCGAAGCAGCGTCCGCTGGCGGTGGGCCTCCGGGGAGCGGGTACGAGGCCGGCACGCCTCAGCTCTCAGGCCCCGGTACCGGCGTGGCGTAACCTCGAAGGAGCTCCCTAATGAAAGGCCGGTTCATGACTGGCGCCGACGGCTCGGCCATCTACGTCACGATTGACGGAGATATGATCGACGCCATCGCGCACGACTATTACGGCAAGCACGCCAGCAATACCGAAGTCCTCCTCGAGGCGAACCGGCACGTCGTCGCGATGGGCCCCGTCCTGCCGGCGGGCACGGTGATCAAGCTTCCGCAGATCGCCACCACATCGCAGCCGAAGGCCTTCCGGAGGCTGTGGGACTGACACCCGCCATCGGCAACATGATCGCGAGCCGCGCCCTCCAGCGCGGCTTTTTTTATTCCTGCAAGGGAGAGAACGGTAATGAACAAGGTCGTGAAGGCCGTTCAGCAGCGGCTCAACAAGCTCGGCTACAATGCCGGCGATGACGATGGAATTCCTGGCCGGAAGACAACAGCCGCCGTCGCGAAGTTTCAGGCAGACAAGAAACTGCCGATTAAATACCCCGGCACCATTGGCCCGATTACGCTCGCGGCGCTCAAGATCGACATCGCAACGAACGAGGCGACTCCGCCGTGGATCATCGAGGGACTTCGCAAGAAGGGCTTGCGCGAGAAGCTCGATAACGCCGAGCTGAAAAAGTACCTGAAGAGCGACGGGCAGACGCTTGGAGATCCAGCGAAATTGCCGTGGTGCGGCGACTTCATGGAGACGATCATCGCGCTCACTCTGCCGAACGAGCCCATGGTCACCAATCCGTATTGGGCGGCCAACTGGCTGAAGTTCGGTGTCTCTGTGCCGAAGGACAAGTTCTACCTCGGCGCGATCGGGGTGAAGGCACGTCCTGGCGGCAACCACGTCTTCACGATCGTCGGCCATGACAAGACTTACGTCCATGCGCTCGGGGGCAACCAGACCGACTCGGTCAGCATCGTGAAGATCAAGAAGGCCGACATCACGGGCATGCGCTTCCCGTCGACGTACCAGTTCCCCACCGAGGAGATGCCGTTCACCACGTTCAACGGCAGCTACGCGGGCCGGGAAGACTGATCGGGTTCAGTCACTCGCCCACCCACCAGCACAGCCGCCGCGAGCGGCTTTTTCTTTGGAGACCACAATGACCCGCAAGTCTGCAACCTTCTTTGTCCTGGCCCTCGTGCTCGCGCTCGCATCGCCCATCATGGCGGTGGTGGCGCTGGCGCAGGAGGCCGCGCCCAACACCTCGGTCAACGGTGGCAGCATCTTCGCCATCGTCGAGCCGTACATCCTCGAGGTCGCATCGGTGCTCGTGGCGGCTATCGTCGCTTGGCTGAGTGCCAAGGTGAAAACGCTGGTCGGCATCCAGATCGAAGCAAAGCACCGGGAAGCTCTCCAGTCCGCGCTGCAGAACGGCATCAACTACGGGATGAGCAAGGCCGGCGGCTGGGTCTCGGCAAAGGACTACGATCTGAAGAACAAGGCGTTGGCCGAGGGCATCAACTACGTGCTCTCTTCCGTGCCCGACGCCATCAAGTTCTTCGGCCTGACCCCTGCAAAGCTGGGCAAGCTGATCGAGGCGAAGCTGCCGACCTACAACGAGCTCGTAGTCGGCGAGCCGGTAGTAGTGCAGGCGCCGGCCAATGGTTAGCACCTTTCTCTCCTTCCTCTCCACATTCCTCGTCACGCTCCTTCGAGAGTGGTTGGCGGACCGGCGGCGGGATGCGGAGCTGAAGAAGGCGGGGGCGGCTGAGGCCGCCTCCGAAACCCAAAAGCAGATCGCGGAGGCTGAGAATGTCCAGCACCAGAATGACCTTGTTGAGCGCGGCGGTGCTGCCGATGTTGCTGGCCGGCTGCGTGACCGCCTCCGAGCCGGTGGCAACGGCGCCTGAACTTGCCCGCGTGTGCCCCGCACCTACGACCGTGGCTCGCCAAAAGGCGATCCTCCGCCACCTCGAGTCGGCGCCGCCTTCTCCGGATCTTGATGTCCTCGCGACCGAATGGGAACGCCTTGACGAGGGTGCTCGCAAGGCGAGGGGGCATGGAAAATGAGCGACGAGGTGCTGACGGAAGCCGGCAAGAAGATCATGGATGCCAGCCCCGTCTACGGGCCGATGCTGGTGATCCTTGGCCTCGTGATTGTCGCCCTCGTTCTCTGGATCAAGTCGATTTTGAAGGACAAGGACGCGCGGGCAGATGCCCATCTCGAGGACGTTCGCAAGTATGCCTCGGAGAACGAGACAACCCGTTCGGCCATTGCCGCCAACACTGAGCAGATCCGCGCCAATACGCAGACCATGACAACGATGATCGAAGTAATTCGAGAACGGGAAAGGGCGCGCGGATGACGCTGACTTCAATCCTCGAGAAGATGTTCATCAAGAAAGTGGATCGCGACAAGAGCGCCCACCGCGATCTGATCCTCAGTGCCGAGAGGGCAGAGCTCGCGAGAAATCAAGGCCTGCTGAGGGGCGAGGTGAGGCAATACGAGCAGATCGTCGAGTCCAGTTCACGCATCATGGACACCATGACGCAAGCCATGATTATGATGGAGACTCCCCGTGGCAGACCAAAAAAACAGTAACCACCTCATGTGGGCGTCAATCGGTCTCGGTGCCGGGTATTGGGTCTTGGCTCCCCTGGCCGGAAATCCCCTCCTGTCGATCATCCTATCCATGGCTGTCGGCATCACTTCGTGCGTAGCTCTTTACGAGTATGCGCCGGAGGCGTGGCAGGTGGTCGTGAAACAAAAGCGAAGCGCGGACCCGCGTGGTCGAGGCAGCCACCTCGCGCTCTACGGATTCTTCCTGTTCTCCTTCGGCTCTGCATTCGCGTGCGCGTATTCCCTGACCTGGCTCTGGTACGGACAGCCGAACGCATGGATTGGTTCGCCGGCCGCCAACTTTAGCCGCTTCTGCCACGCAAGCGGCTTTGCGCTGATGCAGGCAGGGCCCGCCTTGAAGAAGGAAGGCTTTGTCGTGCGGCCCAGCTGGTGGGTGACAGCTATCGCGGCCGCGCTCCTCGTCCTCCTCGGCTTCTATCTCGGCCTGCAGTTCAAATCGATCGAGGTTTCAGACGTGCGGGAGTGGAAGAGGGTGGTCGCCGGGAGCCCGGGCTGTTCCCCGGACGAGCCCGTGATCGGTGCCAGGAGCAGGGTCCTCCATACCGAAGTGAGTCCCTACCGGGATAGCGTGGTGCCACGCCGCTGCTTCTCCGATGCAGACGAGGCCAAGCGCGCAGGCTGCCGGACGATACGGGACTGACGAGATGCGTTCTTGCGACCCGGCGCCTGGGGGTGTTGCGACGAACGCTTGCCCTCGGCGTAATCCACCACGCCGGGGGCACCGCTTGCGCTCTCGCCCCGGTGCTGGGAGGCGATCGAGCGCGGGGGCCTCCGCCAAAAAGTTCGGCGGAGGCCCCAACACACTTGCCCTCAAGGGCGGCCGACAAGTTTCACGGCTTAATCTCCGAGGTCATATAGGCCATCGTCGCGTGGTTCCTCCGGCTCCCATCGGTCACCCTGGTCGGATATCCACTGGCCTAACGCCATCATAGTCGCCTCGTCGACCAGAACGTGATCGAACTCTCCACCCAACGGACCAACGTAGAGCCCATTAAAGATGGGACTGTCTTCGACACGAAAGCGGCAAGGACGCGCTTGGGCTGCATCCGGTTCAGGCATATGAGGCATGATTGCACCCTACAGAGTTGATCACCCGCTGATTCCATGAGCATACTCTATCCGCGATCCACAGCGGACCTGGAGCCCCGTAGCCTTCACCGGCTGCGGGGCTTTTTTCTATTTGCACCAGTAGTTCCGATTGCCGGGCCGCCATTCGCGCGTGGTTCGTGCTTGCGGCTCATTTCCGGTCGATCTGGATCTCCGTCCGCGTATCCAGCACGATATGCAGGTCTCGTATCATGCCGGCCGACGCCAGGATCGCGGCTCGCACTTCCTCTGAGGTTTTCGCTTCCGCACCTATCGCAGCTACCATCACCTGCAGATCGATGATCTTGTCGGCGTGAACTAGAGCAGACGGTATCCCGATCGTATCCCTCATATCTCGAATGGCCGTCACGGCGCGGGCAAGTAGGCGCTGGCGTTCAAATTCGCTTAGCTTCTCGACCTCGTTCGCGGCGCGAACCAGTTCTGCGATGAAGTCGTTGGTCGAACTCAATGCAGTGTCTCCTTGTCGGGCTCCAATTCCGCCGAGTTCATGAAGGCGACGAAGGTACCAGCGATATCCTGCGGCAGGTCGCAGTACGGCTTTCCACCAATGATCACCGTCCTGCCGGTGGTGGTGTCGAATATCTCCCAAGTATGTTCGCCGTCTTTGCGGAGGTCGAAGCGGTCGCGTGTGCTCATGCCCGGAAACTGACAAGAAGTTGCAAGGAGTCAAGAAGTCGTAGGCGTCGTCGTCAGGAGTTTCGGCGTCGCGGTCGACGATCCGGCCTGACTATCTGCCGGCAATCCAAGCCTAAAGCGCTGACCGCTCGCATAGGATTCCGCACTGTCCGCGAAATCGAAGTCTGCTCTCGTTACCGAGCCGTCTTCTGTAACGATGACCTCAAACCGATCGTCAATAGGAACGACCACAACTGATGCGTAACCCATAGTGAACTCCCAACATTACAGGGGGTGAGATCTAGAGGTAGTTCAGTAGATTTCGATAATTGATTCTCGAAGAGGCGCGGCGTCCACGACTATCGCCCTTACTGGGCTCTTGCTTGCTTGGCAAGGAGGCAGAGTAGTCAGTCCGCTATCAGACATAGCGCCGGCCAAGGTTCCGAGACTAATGTTTGGCTTTCGCGAGGTAAGGGGTGCTGCAGTCGCAACTGAACACACCGAAGCCACTATCACCATGTATACGGCGAATATCGTTCGCATCGGTTCCGGGCGCGGATGGCTAGGAGAACATTCATCGCTCTTGCCCCCTAGAGGAGAGAGCTATGCCCGCCCCACATAAATCGTCCCTTCACAATCGCCTCCTGTCTCTGATGACGGATGGAGATCTGCAGTTATTCGACGGGCTGGAGCCGGTGGATCTTCCGAGAACGTTTGTACTCGCCGAGTTGGACGCCCCGATCGAGCATGTGTATTTCCCAGAATCTGGAATCGGCTCGGTGATCGCAGTCTCACCGGAGGGTAACAAGGTCGAGGCGGGATTGTTCGGGCGTGACGGTTTCTCACCGGTTCAGTCACTTGTCGGGTCGTCAGCTCACGGCCAGGAGATCGTCATGCAGGTGTCCGGGCGCGGCCACCGTATCGACATCGGGATATTCCAAAGGGCGATGGATGCCAATCCGGCGCTCGCCAATCTCTTGATGCGGTATGCACAAACACTTGCAACGCAGGTTTCCTTTACGGGCTTGTCAAACGCGGTCCACCACGTAGACGAACGCTTGGCACGCTGGATTCTGATGTGCCACGATCGCGTAGACGGAGACGAGATTGACCTCACTCACGACTACATATCGATCATGTTGGCGGTACGCCGGCCAAGTGTCACAACTTCACTTCACGTGCTTGAGGGCAACGGTTTGATCCGCTCTTCACGAGGGAAAGTCATCGTCCGAAACAGGGCCGCGCTCGAAGAGTTTGCGCATGACGCGTATGGCAGGCCGGAGGCGGAATACCGCAGGCTCATCGGTGAGATGGATTCCTCACCTTCGAAGGTCGTGGCGTTCCCCGCCTGAAGTCAGCGGCCCGCGTTCTCGCGGGACTGTTTGGCGGTGTGGCGTATCAGCGCCTCCAGTACCTCCCAGAATGTCACGACCTGCAGAACGTTGTCCTTTGCATCGGTGATTTCCAGCGAGGCGGCGGGAACGTTCTCTCCCCACTTGATATATTCACCGATGATCGACCGGGCTCCCCAAGTGGCCTCCACCACGGCCGTTTCCAAATCCGGCAGATCACTCCCGTCTGGGTCTCGTATCAGCTGATCGTCTTCACGTTGGTGGAAGTAGAACATCGGCATACGAGCATCCTTCGCGCAAGATGAATCGAGCCGAACCAAGTTCAGAGCCTGGGGTTCCACCTACGACGATATGAGGAGCGAACACATCGATCTTGAGCCATTGGCAAAGCGATGGCTCCGGCGTCTGGCGGGATGGGTTGCTGTGCGTTCGTCACTCATCGGTCAGCCCGTTCTTCTTTTTCATCGCGTCCCAATATTCCTCGACTGCTTGGGCAGCCTCTGCAGCGGTTGGCTTAAATCCGTTGTTCGGCATGATCGGTGACCCCTTCCATCCCTCTGGATATGCGCCTGACCACATCCATTGTCCCTTCTTGAGGCTTTCGTGGTCGAGCCGAATTCTTCCAGCGTATTGATCGCCGTCGTAGGCTGCGTAGTCTTCGAGAGGCTTGCCGTCTAAGCCGGGCTCGATTCCCCATGTCCGTTGCCAACGATATATTTTCTTCCAGGCAGACATCATAGCTCGATGGCTTTAAACTCCCGCCTGAGATCATCGGCACTGCCGGCGCCCACGATTTTCATCGTGAACTTGCGCTTGCCCTTGGGCTTCCATCTTCGGATCTCCTTCATTGTCGGCCCGCCCAGAGCGGATTGCTGAAGATACCAATCCTGGAACTGCGCGTAGATCGCTTCGCAGTCGGCCGTCACCTCGGCGTAGGTGCCTTTGCGCCCGCACTTCGCGTTCTCGCACTCAATGATGTCGTCCGGGGCCGGCGCGTCGCCTTCATAGATCAACCCGCCGCCGCACTTGGCGCAGATGGGCTCCCCGAGATGCCTCAGGCCATTGTCGCCTTTAGACATGACTTCTCCTTCACGCCTAAGCGTGTTGATAAGGCTGTGGACCAGTTGTGGATAACCGCCTTATGTCGCGGTCGACTGTTCTAATTATGTTCTCGTTTGGCGATGAGTCAACAGGGATTCTTTTTAAGGATTTGCTGATGCAATGGGGGCATGACAAAGCGCCCGCGAAAACCTTCAAAGCCTCTGCTCATCGACGAGAACGCGCCCCTGCAAAGCCGGCCGGTCAAGCGCCGCGATCCGAAGCAGCCGCATCTTCCATTCGATCCGATGCCCGATCGGGTGGAGCCTTGCCTTGCTCTCTTGAAAAGCAGACCGCCGCATGGCCCCGAATGGTCTTATGAAATCAAATGGGACGGCTATCGCCTAGCCGTGCACATCGAGCCTGGCAGAGTGCGGGTAATTACGCGGGGAGGGCATGACTGGACCCACAGGTTCCCGGGCATAGCTGACGCAGCGAGAGCCCTCGGCCCGGTGACGATGATCCTGGACGGTGAGGCCGTCATGCTGGACGAGCAGGGGCGGTCGGATTTCGGACTGCTGCAGAGATCGCTTGGAGCTTCTGGCAGGGCGGCCGGAAAACTGCCGTCGCGAGATTCGATCCTCTATGCCTTCGACCTCCTCTATCTCGACGGCCACGATCTGCGCGGGCTCGAATACGCTGCCCGGCGGCATCTGCTTGAGGATGCGCTCGACGAGCAGGTTGGAGCGATCAGGATCTCCGAAGAGTTCAACGCCGACCCGGATGATTTTCTCGCCCAAGCATGCAGGCTGGGCCTGGAGGGGATCATCGCCAAGCATCGCGACCAGCCATACCGGTCCGGCCGTACGGGCGACTGGCTGAAGATCAAATGCATCCAGAGCGACAGCTTCGCGATCGTTGGCTATGAACCATCGACCGCCCTGCCCGACGCCATCGGCAGCCTGCTGCTGGCCGCGCGGTACCGAGACGGCTACAAATACGTCGGCAGTGTCGGGACCGGGTTCAAGCACGACGTCGCCCGGTCGCTGAAGAAGCAGCTCGACAAGCTTAAGACGAAGCTGCCGCCGGTAAGAGTGCCCGGAAAGAACGTGGTACTGACGGCCCCGGCTCTGCTTGCGGAGATCGAATACCGTGCCTGGACGGATGATGGTAAGCTTCGCCATGCATCGTTCAAGGGCCTCCGGGACCATCAGGACAATGCGAGCATCTATCAATTGCCGGATTAGGATTTGGAAATCTCTGAGACCACGAAATACGCTTGGCTCGTCAAAACAGGCGGCCGTGGCCTTACCGGTGGCGTAGACGACGCCGAACGAATCGCGGAAGAGTCGGTCGGACTGGGGCTAACAGGGCCTCACGCAGAAGCATTGATGCTGTTCGCGGAGGTGATCGCTGAGAAGCATGGCAAGGCATCATGGAGCCTGGTTGACGACTATTCGGTCGAGTGGACAGTTTTCATGACGAGATATCCATGAACGACGACGTCTATGAAATCACCATCCATGATGAGGATGGTGCGGTCTTGCTTCACAAGAAGATGACCAAGGAAGAGGCCGAGGCAGCCATAGTCGCTTTCGATCTGGTCAAGGATCGTCCGCATATGGCATTCGTACGAGCCGTCTTTGCGAAAGGTGTTTACCAGATCGGGCAGAAAGGGATTCTTGCTCAGCGAGTTCGTGGTGCGGGTGAGGCCTTACCCCCCCCTTTCCTCGCACATTGACCAGGCGTGATAGGCGCGCCAACCAATCCCTGGGCAAGTCCACCGACTCGAACATAACACCGCCCAGCTTACCAAAATGTACTAGCGTGATAGCCGATATGGGATGCTGAGCTTGGGGGGGCAGAGTACTAAGTTGGAGGGGCATTGACGCGCCTAGCGTCGAAATAAGCAACTCTTAGATCGAGCCTCGCCTTGCCCCGCCACCGATCATGATAGGATCGACACGCGATAAAAACTCGCCGCTATCGGGAGGAACTTTGATGAAAGCCGCACAAATTCTCTTAGGATTACTTTTCGTCGGCGATGGGCAGGCTGCGTCACTGCCTTTGTGTGCGAAGGAAGCCATTTGTTCCGATAGCCGTCTCTTGGCACAAGGGATGAGGGAGCAGCCGATCGAGAGGTCGCCCAGGTTTTGTCCGACGTGCAGATACAATTGCCGTCAAGATGGCGTGGTTGAAGCGCACAAGTGTTCGATTAACCACAAAGGCAACGTGGACGATTTCAACGAATGTATGGACGACACTCGATCCGTTCAAAAGGCATGCATATCTCAGTGTGATGATATGGGCTGCTAGTGGCAGCAACTGTATTGCAAGGATGGTGTCGGTTTAGCGGGAGAGATGTTTAGCGCCTTGGCGCGGTATGGACGGTGCTATCAAAATGGGTCTTTTCTTTCTCCGACATGGCTCTTCAGATGCTTCAGCGCCCTCAAAACCCGCGGGTGCATCTCATCCCTCATGATCAAAAACCCGTAATCCTTACTTAGGACGCAGGCAGTACCATCTGAGCACTTGAAAGCAATGATCGTCTTTTTCACTTTATCGTCCTTATAAAGAAACGGAAATGTAGCCTGATAAACGTCCACGTCACGTAGATCGATGGTTCCAAAGGATACATTAACAGTTCCGCTGTGCGAATATGGTGCCCGCTGGCTTTCGCATGAATTAGAAGCGTACCAAAGCGTCGTTCGGAAATCTATCTCGATCGTTCCTTGCTCCTCTAATACTCTAACATTCTCTGTTGTCACTCCTGCAGGACAGAAGCCATGATTGTTACTTAGATACCGAAGTTCTCCAAACGTCCCGTTGTTCTCCAAGACGCGATTTAAAAAAGCTACCGTTTCTTTGATGGATGGCGTGGGAGTAACGGATGATGCTTGTGATTCCAGCTCAGTATGCCCAAGTTTGGTACGACCTGTCTCTCCAAGTGAAGCTGGTGGTGTTTTCGGTGGAGGGTCGGGGGGCATTGGGCAAGGCCGACGCGTGCATTTCAGCCTCGCGCCATCGGAATCTTGTGGCGAGGGATCAGTGAACATGAAGGAACCCTGTGCCCTTACCTGTGTGGTAACGGCGACAGTAGACATCGCCATGATCAAAATAGCTAGCGATCTCATTGTGGATCTTTCAAAAGACCAGCGCACGCCTTCCTACATGTAACCGTAGTTTGCGCTTCTTGTAAGCCGCAGGCAATATGCAACATTGAGCAGACTAAATTGAGCGGCTGCCCGTTGACAAGGTCCCGGGCAAAAACCTGGTGATGACCGGGCCGATGTATGTCGCTGAAATTGAATACCGCGCATGGACGAACGACGGGAAGCTCCGCCATGCTTCGTTCAAAGGGTTGCGCGATCCGGATGACGATGGTGCGGTCTACCGGCTGCCTGATTCAGCCGATGATCGAGTCGGAACGACGCGCTAGAAAGGCGAGAAGATCCAGTAAGCTTGGATAAGTTATTCTTCCTGCTCTTCTGGATAAGGAGAGAGTGTCGCCGGACCCCATCCTGCGCGTGCGGGAGCGTTGCTTGATGATGTCTGGATGCTTTGGCCTTCGGTTGTCGCGACCCTAGCGCCCCTGTGATGCATAGCGCGAACGACTGACAACCTCGGATGATCCTCATCTTCTTTGGCTGAACTTATTATCGCCGTAAATAGTGGCTCGGCAGCTTGCGACTGAAGCCGCTCGCCAAGAATTTGGTCAAGAAGCTCGGTGTTCACGTTTCTTCTGGACCCGTGGTGAGGCACTTGGAAACGGTCTATGCCCGGTAGAGACAATCCGACGAACGGGGCAAAATTTATGACTTCCTGAAGACCTTCGCGTCCGGTATCCGCTGTCAAAAGGATCTTTATCCCATTGATGGTCGCGTACTGCACCACACTCATCTCGTTTTCTGGACTGGTGCCCTCAGCGGGGAACGTCTCCTGCGCCCATTGAGATTTTATGAAATGCACTATTTTTCCTAGGGCCTCTTTCATGAAGTCTAAGGCCGACAAACTTTCCTCGTAGCCAGAAGCCTTGGCGACCACCCCGGTCTTCTCTGACTCCAACACTTTTTCGATGTATCGCTCCCGCGTCGGCGCCATTACGGTGAACGCCCCGATCATATTTCCTTGGAATGTCTCGTGAATCGGGATACCTTTTTCGAGCGCGATTTCCTCTAGGGCAGCGGTATTCGGAAAGGCGATCTTTAGGTCTCTGATCAAATTCGCCTTGTTCGTATATCGCGCGAATCGCAACATGAGCTCGTCAGCGTACAGCCACGGCCTGTTCATCCAAAGGTTTCCAACAGGATAACCTGTCAAAACAGCACGTAACCCGGCTGTGTGGTCGCCGTCCGGATGGGTGGCCACGACATGATTGATTAGCCCCGGGTCACCATAGTATGTTTTTATTTGGGTGACTACCTTTTCGCCGGTGGCCATGTACCCGCCATCTACGACGTGAATATATTCCGTCCCAGCTAATCTGTACCGAAGAGTGATTGCATCACCACTCTTCTTTGTTTCAACGTCTAAGAAATCAATTTCGAAATAGTCTTCCATCAATTTCCTCCACCGAGGATCACTTTTCAGCCACAGGTACAGCCTTTTCAGCGTGATGCTCTACTCGCCTTCTAATGTAAGTTGTTTGTTTGCGATAGGCCATCAGGAAAAGTGCACACAGGAAAATCAGTAGTGAACCTTTTATGGTGGCGGGGGTAAGTTGGTACGCCTGCGCCAGGTCCTTAGTATAATACCCCGCTGCGGTGACGAGGAGCGCCGCGAGCATAGTCCGGTACTGATTGTTGACCTCCAGCAGCAGAAGTACCTTTGCATCGGCGCGGCTGGCTTCGATAAACTTGGGGTACTCGGCGTAACGAACAAACCTAATAAGTTTGAGTAATGGCTCCAGAACCAGCGAGCCTATCCTGCTTACAACCAATCCAATAAAATAGAAGACGACAAGATCGGTTACTAGCGACCCAGCATCAATCTTGTAGACGTCGAGGACCGCGAGAAGGTAGGCAACAACCGCACCGGGAACCAAATTGTTAAAGATGTCGTAAGTAGAGATTTTCGCAAGAATTTCATTCATTTTTATTTCCTCCAGCCGTGGACGCCGATGGTGAGGTCGCACCATCTCGTGAGTTGATACAGCTTGAATAAATTTTTCAATGATGTTGTGGAAGCGATCTCAATAACAACGCCATCGTAGGCATCAGGGATAGTGTTCCAGAATTTCGCCACCCTCTCGCCAGGCGGATGTGCCAAAAAATCACTCCAACCTCCGCTTCATCGCCGCCAGGATAGCGTCGAGTTCGGCGTTCGAACCGTGAGCCAGCACGAGGTTATCCGCCACCTCGATGATCGCCGTCAGCACCTCGGCCTCTCCCCAGCCGGCTTTCACTGCGGCCTCGATGATCTCCTGCAGCGAGAACTCGATCGCCATCTGGCAGAAAAGGTGGCGGTTCTCGGCGTCCTCTGGGACGGTCGGGGGAAGGATGTCGACCATCGAGATGACATAGAGTTGCGATGGTCTTGTGCAAGACGAAGGCTCGATCTCAGTCGGCCGCTAAAACAGTAGGCAGAATCGCAGACATGAAGGTATTGGGCGCTCGCAAACGCCTTACAACATACTTAGCTGCAATAGGGACTGATGAAATCCAATACATGTTTGGCTGGGATGGCAGAATTCGCCTTCTCAATTCCCCCCTCGTGTCGGGTTTCAAGTGAGTTGACTACAACTCCTAGACATAGCCCTGCTTCGTCCAAGACAGGGCCACCACTATTTCCTGGTGCGACCACATTTGAAATGATCAGCCGATCTTCGCCATGGTAGGTGTTGACGATCGCGTTTAATTCACCTCCATGGGCCAAGAGGTAAGACGAGTCAGTCGTCGCTATGCCCGGATAGCCGAGGGTGATGGTTCGCGTGAGCACCGACGGGTTCCCAATTGGGAAAATCGGAGCGGTGGTGTCATCGCATTCAACCTGAAGAAGTGCTAGGTCGAGCTTAGGATGTAAAATCCATTTACTATTAATCGGATTGAAAATACTGCCTTCAGGCTTGCTTAACCCAATAAACGTTATGCCGTCCTCAGGGTCGACGTTATGCTTTGCAGTAACAATCACGCATTTTCGTCCATCGCCACTATTGGTCGCCAGAAACCCTGTCCCCGTATATTCATCCTCCCCACGTCGAACGTACACAGCTGGGACGCTTCCGCGATATTTGCGCGCGACATAGCTGGGCCCGAGTAGAATATTGTCGAAAATCCCCAAAGTAATGAAAAACGCAATTCTGGCTTCGTTCCAACGATAGTTTACGACGGCGTTGCTGCCAAACACGGATTGGTCAACAACAAGCCCCCATTCAATCATTCGCCGCAATAGAGGCATCACAGCGGACATATTCGTACCCTCGCCATCTCCGCATGCATGCAAAAGGTGCAAGAAATCTTGTGCGTGAAAGTAACCGTTCTCTAGGAGCAGTTTACGGGCCTCGAAATTTGGCAGCGCACTCGAGTTTCCACTGACAAACTCGCGATACGGACCACGCTGTGCGGCCAACCCCCCAAGCTTTATCAGCGCTCGGATTTCCTTCGGGGGATTAGCGCCGATTTCATCCAGTAGCCTACCAACCATCGCGTTTGTTTCTCACCTTCTCAATTACCAGGACCAGATGCTACAATTCTATACATAGGTCGTCATCCCGAAATGTCGGGCGGGCCGGATCGAGGCGGCCCATGAGCCGCCTCGCTTTGTGAGAGAACTGTGAGAGAAGTTTTCGAATGTTCTCTCCATGTTCTCCGTTGTTTGGTTGCTCTCCATCCGATTCTTCGGTATCTCATGATCCCAAGGAACAGAGAGTAGCCTCATCTGCCGGTTTGGGACCAGAGGGTCGGGAGTTCGAATCTCTCCACTCCGACCACGCTTTTAGGTGAGGCTCCTTATCCGTTCCATTCCATGGAGCGTTACAGGAATGGCCGCCAAGATCTATCGTCCCGCAAAGACCGCCATGCAGTCCGGCAAGGCCAAGACCCATCTCTGGGTGCTGGAATTCGACCAGGAACAGCCGCGCCGCATCGATCCGATCCTTGGCTACACATCCTCCGGCGACATGAAGCAGCAGGTTCGGCTGACGTTCGAAAGCCAGGAACAGGCGGAAGCCTATGCCAGGCGCGAAGGCATCGAATACCGGGTAATCCAGCCGAAGGATCCGAATCGCCAGATCGTTTCCTACACCGACAATTTCCGCTTCAGCCGCACCCAGCCCTGGACGCATTGATTTTTGAGCCGCTCGGGCTTTCCCGGGCGCCGCTGCCGAGATCGGCCCCTTAGCTCAACTGGATAGAGCAGCTGCCTTCTAAGCAGCAGGTCGCAGGTTCGAGTCCTGCAGGGGTCGCCAACCTTGATCAGCCCGGACCGTCCCAACTGATCCCCGCGAGACTACCGGATGCGGTAGACGGACATGGCCACCGGGTATGCATAGACGCCCCGGTAGAAGAACCCGTTGCGATACAGACAACCCCGCAGCCGCACCGCAGGCAGGCTGGCCTCAGCGATCGCTCCGGCCTCTGCCAGACCGGCTTCGGAGAGGCATCGCGCCAGCGCCCTGTTGTAGGCCTGCATGAGCTGAGGGCTGCTTTCCACGGGCACGGCTCCATAGAGCCGTAAATCCGACCGGGCTTCAGCCGCCATCGATGTGCAGGCCAAGCCAAGTGCCACGCCCAATGCGAGCTTGAGGTTCATCTGTTCGCTCTCCGCTTGATAAGATGCCGCGTTGAACGCGATGTCAGGCGATTTGTTCCTATGTGTGCCTATACTCCAAGCAGTCGTATTTCCGATCCACCGCCGGTCGAGGGGTACCGTGGGAGGGGAAGATGGAACGCGCGCATAGACGAGCGTTTGGATAACACCTGAAGGCAGCCCGCCGCTGCCGCCCGAAGTGGCTGGGGCCACGAAACCCCATTCTTGCCGCATTGAGGATTCGGAATTGCCGCATTGTTTCGTATGATGCGTCTTGTCGGTTCCGTAGCGTCACACGAGCGGAAGACAGATCGGCGATTGAGCGGTCACGGCCCTCGAAAAACGCCTCCAACACATTGAAATGGTTTTCATTCGGGCAGTTCGAATTGCCCGGACCCTTTGCTTGTTTTGAGCTTCGAGTGGGGATTCATATGAGAAGAATATTGTCCACTGGCGCGGTTTTGGCGCTTGCGTGTTTTTTGACGGCCGGCCTGGGGTTTGCGGAAGACACCCCATTGATCTGGAACCCGATCCGCAGTTCCGACACCAGCTACTCCGTCAAGCTCGGCCTCAAGCTGCCGACTCGGCTCGAAACCGAAGCCGGCGTGTCGATGGGCGTCGATACGTCGATGAGCGGAACTCCGCTGGATACGCCCATCAAGTTCTGGAGCAATTTCACGGCGGAAAAAATCCAGACGCCCGCCTATCAGCTGAACCGCGACGTCGGTGTCGATCTCGACGGCAATACCGGCAGCGCCGAGATCACCATGAATTATTACGAAAAGGAAATCGCCACGCCGACGATCGATATCGAGAGGCGCAGCAGCTACGGCCTGCGGTATGACGGCGCCTCGGGAGAATGGCGCGGCCTCGATGCGAGCCAGTCGGTTCGCCTGTCTCATAGCCCAAGCAGCACCGCGCTGGTCGGGCGGGCAAGCGGCAGCGACGGGTTTCGCACTCTCGGAGCAGGCGTCGCCCTGGAGAAGCGGCTCGGCCGGTACATGACGGTCAGCGGCGCGCTCGATCGCACCTCGGATGCGCCCGAACCGGTCACGAGCGTCAATGCTCGTTATTCCTTCCGCTGGTGA